ATTTTCTCTTATAGCCGCGCCTAAAGATTTAGGGTCCTTAAGAGATTCAAATATACCTCTAGTGCCTTTTGTAGGTAGCATACCTGCTTTTATTTGTGCTTCAGTTAATACATTACCTTGACCAGGAACGTTTGTTGTTGCTCTAAATCTACCACTTGGTAACATTCTTTGTATGAACTGAGGTACTTTACTCATAATACCTGTTGTAGCTGGTTCGAATGCTGATGGTTTAGCTAAAAAACCAGACTTAACATTTCTAAAAAAACCAGGTGTCTGAGATACTCCTCTTCCTAAAGCAGCTCTAGCTGTATTAAATAAAGCAGCTGCAGCTGTGCCATAACCATATTGTGACCTACCATCAGGTCCTTTTGGATATACAGGATTACCTACAAGAGCGGGTTTACTTTTCATTCCAGTCATGACCCCTTCTTTAATAGGGCCACCGTATCTAAACATAGGTCTATTTAAAGGTCTCATTTCTTCCTCTTTTTCATTGCTTTACCAAAACCACGTTTGGCTATTCCACATCCTCTAACTCTACCACCATCTTTAAGTCCCAACATTTTCATACCCATGTCAAGAGCAGTGTGTCCGTACATACCACTTTCAAGTATTCTTCTACCCATTGATTTACTAGGATCAAGAGGGTTTAAAAATTGTAAAATTTTATTTGGTTTTTTAGCCATACAGTTTACCGAATAATCCGCCGATACCTAAAGCTGTACTTAACCCTGTTGCAAATGGACTACTCTGAGGTAATGGTGCAGACATAGCTCCTAATGCTGCAGCTTGGTTAATACCTGTTCCATATTGTTGTAGTCTTTGGTACGGCTCGTAAGCTGCTGTTCTTGCAGCATCGGCATCTGCTTGTAGTTGTTGTTGATTTAATCCTTGTCTAAATGCTCCAAGGTTACCTTGTGTAGCAACATCTCCTGCTAGACCGGCTCTTTGGAAATTAGATAATGCAAATTGATTTTGTAAATCTGACGCTCTTCTTGTTGTTGCATCTTGAAAAGCTTGTTGTTGTAATTGTGCTGCAATACCTGTTCTAGCTGCTGTAGTATCAGCCATGTATTGTCCTTCTAATGCACCTTGTCTACCACCACCAAAAGCACCAGCAGTAAATGCATTGTCTGCAATATTTTGCATACCTGCTTGTCTAGACAAATCAAATTGTCTTAAAGATTCATCTATAACACCTGTTTGATATGGTGACATAAATGATGCAATAGAACCTGCGCTGCCTGCTCCTCCGGCCCCGGTTCCTGTTAAAGTCTGTGCTTGTGTTAAGTATGGTTGATAAGATCCTAAACCAGCTGTAGCATCTTGTATCGCTGATGTTTGTAACGGATCTTCTCCTGCAACAAAAGATCTACCTGTAAATGTACCTGTATTAATAGGTGCCGACGTTGTAGCGGTGAGCTGTCGTGCGTAATCTTTTCCTGCTTCTTGTAAATAATCTGGTAATGCCATTATTCTATTCTATTCTCCAACATTTGTGCTTGATCGAACATTTCTTGTGCAGGATTTTCCATGCCCTGGGACTCTTCTGATATACTACCACCAGATTCTAGATTGTCCATCATATTCTGCATAACTTCAGCACCTTTGTCTATGTCGCCATCACCTGCATTTCTTACAGCGTCTGCTGTAAATACAAATTCATTCTTGCTGAGTCTAGCTGGCACATCGTCCGCTCTTTCTTCAGCTCCTAGTGGTACAAAACCACCTTCTCTATAGTCTTTTTCTAGACCACCTAGGTCCATGATACCACCATCTGCTTTTCTATCTCTTAAAGCATCATAAATCATTTTATCATCACCACCAGAATAATAATTATCATAGCTACCCATAAAGTCATCTATGTCTTTACCACCTAATTTTAATCTTTTAGCAACAATCTCAAGGGCTCCTTCATCTAATGCATTAATAATATATTCACCCTCTGCATCTCTAGTAATGTCGTAACCTTCTTCAATTAAGTCTTCCATAACCTTTACAGCTTTTTTAGATTTAGGTGCTATAAAAACATCCTGACCAACAGCTTGTGCTTGTGGTCCATAATCTGTCATAACGTCTTCATCACGAACTTGAATACTTATATCAGCATCATCAAATAATGATTTAACTTTACCAACACCAGCTTTCATCATCTGACCTGCTTTTTGTAATATACCTCCACCAAGTCTATAACCTGGTCTCATACTAGCTAGTCCACCATCAGCGTAGAAAGAACTTTGTACAGCTGACTTAGGAGGCATGAAATATAGTGCAGAGTTTGTTGGATCGTTATAATATTTTCTAGCTTGACTTCTTACATCTTCTATCATCGGTTGTGCCATAGTATAAGGTGTACCTTCATCAACTTCTTCTTCACCCATAAAAAATGGTGCTGCTACTGCTGATCCTGCAGCTAGTCCACCTAATATTCTAGGTACACTAAACTTAGCTCCTGCTTCACCACCTACTCTAAATAAATCTCCTAGTGTACTGAACTTACCACCTTGTCCAAGTAATGCACCAATACCTCCAGTGTTTCCAAAAATACCAGAAGCTGCACCACCTAGTTTTGCTCTACCAAGTAGTCCACCAAAACTTGTTCCAGGCATACCAAACATCATGGCTCCTGTTAAAGCTGCTTTACCTAATGGTGATTTAACAACTTTCTTTACAGTTTTTCCAATTTTTTTTACAATCTTACCTAGAAAATATCCTTGTCTTGGCTCTTCGAGTGTCATAAGTCCACCCATATTACGAAGTTGTCTTTCCATATCCATTCTTGAAATTGCCATAATCTTACCTTTTTATAGTCTTTTTCTCTTATAATCAATCATATATATCTACTAGATCTGCTAGTCCACCGTCCATATAATCAGTTCTTCCTCTACCAGTTCTATTACTTACAGGACCACCTGTTGTTGCATTGGTACCAAATCCTTGGCCTGAATCATAAGATTGTTGACCATCACCACCTAGTCCATAGTTAGTTGGACCATGTACATTAGGGTCATATTGTCTTGCTGATTCTGCTCTAGATGCTGCTGCTTTTCTTTCAGCTTCTATTCTGGCATTTCTTTCTGCAGTTTTTCTATCTAGATCTCTTCTTAATGTTTGTTGTTTGTAGAAATTATATTTAGCTAAATTCATTTTATTCATCTTATTAGCGTACGCTGCATTTTTACCTACAAAAGTTCCTGTTTCAGGATCAAATTCAACATCATATTTTTCTGACATTTTTCCACTTAACATATCACCAAGACTACCGTATTTATCTCCAACATATTCTGCATAGTTACCGAATGCAGATCTTGTATTTATTCCAAAAGGATCTTTACTTAATCCTGAATTATTATCACCAAATACTGTTGGACCTGTGTAGCCCATATTCATTTTAATAAATTCTTGATCAGCTACAGGTAATGAGCCAAACCTATCCATTTTATTCATTAAAAAACTTACTGGACCTAGACCACCTACTTTACCCATTAAATCTTGAATACCGCCTGTGACATTTCCTAAAGTATTTTGAACTTTACCTGCTGTAGTTAGTTCTAAAGGAACATCAGTCCCTGTTCCAATATACTCTCCCATATCTGGACCTGTTAGTTCTTGTTGTCTATAGCTTGGCATACCCATAAAAGTTTTATCAACTTTACTTTGATATAGATTATCTACATTAGGTGTATCTTGGTTATTAAAATATTTGTTTGAGGTATATTTATAAAAATTATTATAGTCCGTCATTGGAGAACCAGCTTGTAATGCTCCGCCTCCGCCACCCATCGAACCACCTGGTTGATATATAGCCGGTAGGCCTGAAGGAACTTCGTTTTCACTTCCTGATGGTACTTGAAATGGATTTAATAGATATTGACTTTGAGGTATGTATTTATACCCTGCATCATATACCGATTGATCGTATGGACTTAAAACCATTATTCTGACCCTGCTCCTAATGGCGGCATTGCCGCAACTTTTACTTTTACAGATCTAACTACATGTTCTCTTTGTGTAGCTGTATCTGGATTTGCAATATCGTCTTCTGCTTCTTTATCTGAATTATACTCGTAATTAGTTTCTTTGTTTCTTAAAACCACTTCTGTTTCACATTTTACAACAGGTACTTTTTTACCATTTATGTATGTGTATGCTACTTCACCTTCTTCTATAAACGCCATGACTTCTCCTATTCTCTGTTTATCTCTAGTATCGATGCAATAATATGTAATTCATTTGCATCTGCTGCTTGTGCCTTTAATACCTCATTTTCTTGTAAAATTAAAGGATGAGTTAACAGCTCTGTTGTTGCTTTTGAGGCTATTGATTTATCTTTAAACAAATTAAATACTGCAGCAGCAGCATTTGTTATTGTAAAAGTTACCGTAGTTCCTGATCCAGCATCTTCAGACACTATAAGACTTTTAATTATGGCTCTAGAATCAGCTGGTGCTGTGTACACTATAGTATTATCTGTAGTGCTTAGATCTATTAATGAGTTTTTATATATATTAGCCACTTATAAACCAAGAAAATCTTTCTTGCTCCTGTTTTTGTTCGTCTAAAAATGTAGAATTTAATTGTTCTACAATTAAAGCCACTGCTCTGTTAATTTGTTTTTGATTAGATTCATCATACTCTTTTTTTGGTTCTGGTAATCTTATTACTATTTTAGCCATTATCTTCTCCCGTCTGGTTGTACGTCTAATCTCATTGTTCCAAATCTCCAAGATTCACTAACATCAGTATTTGCTATTTTTATATTAACAAAACGTCCTCTTGCTCTAGTATCTTTTTTCTGAGTAGAAGTTGTAATAGTAAAAGGACTCAGTGCTGTTGTTGTTTGTGAGTCAGATGGATATCTTTTAACTGCAAGCGTTACCTTTGCATTTCCTGCAAGATCTTTAAAGTCAGGTAAAAATCTTCTAACAGCAAGAAAAACATCTCCCGCTACAGCATATGCTTGACCTCTTGTTCTTTGTTGTAAATCATAGTCGTAAGATTGTATAAATGATGTAACAGTTGTTGTGCTACCATCAGGATTAACTTGATCAGTTCCTACTTCGTGTTCAAATAAAGTAGTTTGCCCGAGCCCTGATTCTCCAACAATGACTGGAAAGGTTCCTGTAGCACTGTCATCAAATTTAGTTGCAATAGGATTAGGGTATACAGTTGCATCAATCCAAGTTGTTCTAGCTTCTGTACCTATATACCAAACTCCTCCTGGTATTCTAGGTCCACTTTCTCCATAATTAAATATAACGTATTGATCATTGTATTCAGAATTTGTTGATGGATAATACCAAGTTACTTCTGTGTATTGATTATTTAAACCTGCATATACTTGTTGTCCTTTTGTTGTATCTGCCTGATCATAAACATAATCTTCAACAGTGCATGGTAATGATTTAACAGTACCATCGAACGCAAAGAAACCATTTGTAGACATCCAATAAGCTACACCATCTATTTCAACAGCTGCATTCTTACCAATCAATCCACAGTTTGTACCTACTTGTTCAAATCCAAATGTGAAAGGAGCACCAATAAATTTCATGGTGTACAATGCATTGTCTGTCCAAACTAGAATAGTTTCTTTTGCTTTCAAAGCACCTATGATTTTAGTGCCGTCTTGAAGTCTTTGTGTACCTGCAGAGTTAATTGCAGTTACTGTATAATCATTTATATCTTCTTGTTCTGAAAATCTTATAAACATATCATCTTGTGTTGATGGTGTACCGATTGTTGTTTCAGTTCCTAAATGAATTAAGTGACGTGTTGTTGGTGATACTAATGTTACCCTTGTTGCAGTTGGATTATTTGTAGTTGCAAAACCAGATGTAGCTGTTGATGCTCTTACTGTTAAAGGATCTGTAGCTCCTGCATTCCAAGTAAAGGTTTTACCGTTTGCAATTGTTGCAACAAGAACTTGACCAAAATTACTTAATGACCATAAACCTGGTTCTAGTGTTACGTCTGTTGCAGAAGAGGCTTCACCCCATTTACCTGCTGACCAAGTATCTGTACCCCAACCATAACCATATGATTGTGCAGCTGGACCTACTGTCTCGTAAGGTTTAACATCCATGCTACCACCCGTACTTACAGTTGCAGATGCGTTAGAACTTTGTGTGATTGTAAATACACTTGAACTTGTAACACTTGTTACTTGAAATAATTTATCTTCAAAATCTGAATCAGAATAACCAGTACCTGATGGTAAAGTTACGTTATCTAATAATACAATATCTCCTGCTACCAGGTTATGACTTGTTTTTGTAATAGAACAAACTGCTGAACCTGATGTTGTTGCAAGAGTGCAAGAACCTAATGTAGTTTTTAAAGGTGTAACATCATATAACTGTCCTTCAAAATAAATAAGTAGAAACTTGTCTGTTCCAATAGCAACATATCTATTACCTGCTAAATCAACAAATGCAAATTCACGTCTTGCAACACCAACAATTGTATCTGTAATAAGTGAAGACCAACCACCAACTTTTTCTGGTAGCATATATCTAAATCTTACGTTGTCACAATCTACCCAACGTTGTTCAGCGCCTACTGTTGTATTTTGTTTGTCAATTCCTGGAACAAATTGAAAATCAAGAAGAGCCATTTTTTAGCTCCTATATTTTATCTTTGTATACCCAGCCTCTCGTTGCATTAACATATACTAACGTGAAGGCTGAAGCATTGGCTGAAACAACTAAGTCAGATCCTGACCCGTTTATATTAGAACTGTTTCTTCCAATTGTTAAGTTGTTAGATGCAAGGTTATTACCACTATCGATAAATGTAACTTCATTTCCTATAGCTGGAGATGCGGGTAAATTAATAGTGATCGCAGTACCAATACCACCTCCAGAAGTATCTATTAACACTTGGTCACCATTAACTGTAGTGTATGTAGTCGTCGGTGTGTAATATCCTTTTGTCTGTAGTTTTCCTGTAATATTTGTACCATCTGAATACAATACGGTTGTCGATCCAACTGGTAAAGCTAGCCCGGTTCCTGATACTGTTTTAACTGTAAGAGTGTAGTTACTAGATGATCTGGCTGTAGCATCTTCTACAATAAAAACTCTTTCTGCAGAGTCTGGCATTGTCACTGTTCTGTTGGCAGTTAGTGTGCCTGTTAATTTAAAGTATAGATTTTTACCATTTGCTGTAGCGTGATTAGCTAGAGATAGAGCAACGTCTGCTCCACCTACTGCTAATGATAAATAACCTGATGCTGCTTGTTCTAATATTTGTAAATTTGTATTTGTAATCGTACCCCAGGTTCCTGATTTTTCACCTGTAGTAATTAATTCTAGTTTTAAATCGCTCGATGTACTTGACGCCATATATTTCTCCTATGGATTGTTTGGATCAATAGGTACCCAGGTACCAGTTGCTCCTGGAACTATCGGGTTCCATGATATCACAGAAGCGGTGCCACTTGCAAGGTTTATTCTTACTCCTGTTAAAGCTACTGTTTTACCTATTTTGACAACAGCATTACCTACTGTTATCTCTATTTCATTACCACTTGGTAATATTCTGGCAGAGGCTGTAATACCTACTGTTCCGGTGCTTACATTAACCCTGTTTCCTGTTAAACTAACAAATACACTTACACCACCTGGATCGGCGAATGGTGCTCCGGCAAATGTGCTTCCTCCAAAATACATAGTTTATCCTAATGATGTTTGTACTGGAGTCCAAGTCATGCTAGCTCCTGGTACAACACCGTCCCATTTTTTAATTAATACAGAACCATCTGCAACATTTATTCTACTGCCATCTGGAGCAACTGTTGCTTTTGCTGCAATAGTTACAGTTCCTGTTGAAAGATTTTGTCTATTAGTTGTAACAGTTACAGTTGCATTTGCTGCAGTTGTAACATTTCCTACTGCTACATCTACTCTACTACCTGTAACAGATAAATTTGCATCTGCTGTAATTGTTACAGATCCCGTGCTTACATCTACTCTAGAACCGTTTGGTAATACGGTTGATTTACCAATTGTTGTAACACTTCCTGTGCTTGCATTTATTCTAGATCCATTAGCAGCATATCCAAAACCAATGATTGCTGTTCCAGTATTTACATTTACTCTAGATCCCGTTAGTGCTGTTACTGCTTTTGCAACAATAGTTGGATCACCACTAGATACGTTAATACGACTACCCGTAGCTGATACATTTATACCTGTACCCTCTACAATAGTTACATTTCCAATAGTAAAATTAAGTCTACTTCCTGTAACAGTTAAGTTAGCATTACCTACTAAACCTACTGTGCCTGTTGATTCATTAATTCTAGATCCACTTACACTAACAAATGCGTTAGGGTTAAATCCTGAATCTCCAAAAGGTGCTCCTGCAAAGGTAGTTCCGCCAAAAAACATATATTATAATCCTTAAAAGGAGGCTGTGCGGTATGTGGTGGTGACACAGCCCCCATCTAAGAATTATATCATCGTTTAAACCAAGAAGGAAGACCTAAATGTGGACGCTTGTCAAACATATTATCCTTCGCTCCTGGAGTCTTACGATTGTTATAATGCAGAAAAACTTGTACGCATTCTTTACCCTTGAATTTTTCTCTCCAATGTTCTAGCTCACAGCCAGAATAAACCAACATATCTCCTGGTTTTAAATCTACTTTAATGCCTTTTTGACCTTCTTTACCAGATGGTTCTAAATAGATTGGCCAAGGATCACCACCAAGATTCATAGTAGTTGATATCTCACAACTAAATCTATCTTTGTGTCTTTTTAAAACATCACCTTTTTTATATATTCTTGCATAAGTATATGCTGGATATAATTTCAATCCTGTCGCTTCTTCCATTTTAGGAAGACATTTTAATAATAAAGTTTCCATAGCCATATTAGAATACTGACTATATGTATTTGGAATCTGTTCATTCTCACCTTCGTAATAACCAATGATAGTTTCAAATGGTGAAAAATATCTTTGTGATCTGCAAGTATCATAAACTTGTTTTTGCATACTAAAATAATTTGCAACAAAAGCTGCTAAATCTTTTGATATTGCTTGTTTGATTACTGTATATTTATTTTTTTTAAACATCTTTTGCCATCTCTTTCGGCACAGCTTGTATATTCCAATGTATAAATCTAAATGGTTCAATACCAAAGTCTACACTAAATTCGTGTTCTAAAAATCCTGGAAATATAATTAATGTACCTGGTGTAGGTTTAAAGTGTATCAATTCACTACCACCCCATACACCTTTTTGATTTGGTTTCATTTTTAATTTTGTAGCTCTAGCACCTGTTCTAGGTTCGTGAAAGATTGGATAAGAAGTTTTATCACTGCACTTTAAAAAGTAAAAACCCGATACGTGTTGATTCCAATGTATGTGTGCTGAATGATGACCACCACCTTTTTTAGCAAACTCTTGTACCCACATCTCACTAAACATAGTTGTATACTGTTGCATATCAAAACCTTGGTGATCTAAATACTCCCAAGACTTTTGACCAATGTAGTTTCTAAAATCTAAAAAGTCATTATCAGCAGTTAAAGGTGTTGAATGATATGATCTTCCAAAGTCACCGTGTTCTTTTATAAATTTCTTTTCTCTTGTTCTTGCATCTTTGATATATTTATTAGATGCTTTGTTTAATGATTTTACAAACTCTGGTTTTTGTTCTGACCAAATAGTTGTGTTAAAATAGTTACTTATAAACATTATCTAAAAGGCCTCCCTAAATGCCATACCACAAGACTATATCTTGTGCCTGATGTTACTGGTTTAACTCTATGCCATACAAAACTAGGAAATACAATAATAGATCCTTTTGGTAATATTTCTTTACATTGCACTCTGTGTTTTGATTCGTCTCTCATATGTGGATCATAGTTTCTAAAATCAAATTCTAATTCACCACCTTTGTATTCTGAACCATCTGTTAATTGACAAGTCATAGATAGTTTTCGAATTCTTCCGTGCTCTGGATTGTTAGGATCTTTTCTGTCATAAGGTTTGTCCCAACTATCACAATGCCAATCATAATATTGATTTAATTTATATTTTGTAAATTGACACGATTCAGATCTTTCCCAATCAAAATTCCAACCAGCTCTTGCATTTGCTTCGTGAACATATGGGTGTAATTCTTTATATATCCAAGTATCATTTAACCAAACTAAATCAGAGTTTCTTTTTCTTTTTAAATCTTTTACTTCTTCTTTTTTTAATTTTCTATCACCATAGCCACCTGTTCTAGCCATAACTTCTTTTTGTTCATTAGCATATTTGATAACTTCATCACAGAATTTAGGTGTAAGCACACCACTAAAATACCAATAGTAATTAGATATATTCATACTATTTCAATCCATCCTGTTACAATGTATTTTTCTTGGGTGTTTGATATAATTCCTTTGTGGGGATGAGTAAACTCTGCTGGCCATATTACAAGTTTACCTTTTACTGCAGATAAAGTTATGTTTTGATAAGGAAATTCAGTGCCGCCTTTGTCAGTAACTGTATTACAATACAACATATAAACTAATTGTCTTGTAGGATTATTTCTTCCTCTTTCATAATGTAAAACAGGATATCCTTTTTTAGGCTTATAATATTGAATATTATTACATATATAAGTTTGCATTGGATTTTTAATTTTATATTTTTCAACATAAGAATTTAAACATTTACTTAATTCTTTAAAAAAAATAATAATATTTTTATTAGTGGAAGTATTAAAAAAATTAACATCAGTAGAATCTTTAATACTAGTATCTACAAATCCTTTTCTTAAAGAAGTTCCTAAAGTTTTATACTCTTTATTTTTTTTAAAATATTTAATAAAATTATCACATATCGTATTGTCTAATTTATATTCTTCAATAAAATTATATGTATTCATACGTTATTGTTTGTACAAAGTTTAATGAATCTTTTTGATTGTTAGTTAAGTAATACATATTAGTTGATGGAAACATAATAAATTTATTATTTGTAAGTGGCATATCCCAAGATCTACCTTTACGTCTGTTATCTTCATAGTGTATTCTAACCATACAGTCTTTGACTTTTACACCATAGAGTAATGTATAATCTGGTGAGTTACGTAGGTCTACTGGATCTATATTTAATAATGGAATTGTAGTCTCGCTAGGTTTATAAATATTTCCCCACGTTTCTTTGTTGATTAAATTAAAACCATACTCAAGACCAACGTGATCTCGCATATATGTATTTAACATATCCCAAGTTCGTGAGAACGGAAAATCTTTGTTTTGAATTACTGATTGTAAAATATCGCCTGATAATTTATCTCGGTCAATGTCCCAATCTTTAGGCATTGCCACATCACCGTAATATAATGCTTGCTCTGTTAATACTTTCTTCTGCATACCACCACCATTTTTAATTTATGCTTTGTTATCTGTCAAGTCCCAAGATTGATTAGCTTCATTCCAAGAATATCCCCACATATGAGTATCAGCTGTATTTTGTGCTTCTTGTTCTGCAGTTAATGCTGGAGCATCACCGATTGGTGAATTCCATTGTGCAGTTGTAGTATTTTTTACCCAAGATGCATATGGTTTTTTAGGCCAAAAGATTTGATCATCTTCGTCCCAAGTATAACCTATACCTGCATAGTTTCCTCTAAATGCTTTTGAATTATCACCAGAGTTGTGTGTATTACTTATTGTGTTGTATGAAGTTTGAATCCACATTTGTGCAGGCCAATTATTATGTGTCTCTAAATATTGTTGACCTACTGATTCATCTTCAACGCCATCAGCGTTAAGCATATCAGAATTATTCAAAGTAAGTACTTGAATAACTTTTCCGTTAGCTCCTAGTTTTGCAAAATGTGCCATAATATTTCTCCTTATATATTAATTTTAAATAATAGTAAATACATATTAATTTTGAAATTTGTATCTAATAATAACAATTCCTGAACCACCAGCTGATCCTGTAGCATTAGTTCCAGGGTTTGGATATAAATTACCAGAGCCTCCACCGCCACCACCAGTATTAACAGTAGCTGCTGCGGGAGCAGGATTTTGACCAGCACCACCAGCTGCACCACCACCTTTTCCACCTGCACCTGCAGGACCCGTTTGAGGTCTATTAGTTGAACCACCTCCGCCGCCACCTCCAGCATAATATCTAAATGATCCACAAGGAACACCATTACTACCAAAAGCAGTAGGTATTCCTGCACCATCACCACCTGGGCCTGTTTGATTACCCCCATCAACTCCAACTTGTATTGCTCCACCTCCACCACCACCTAAATATGTTCCTGGACTTGTCATACCACCACCATTATTTCCTTGCGGGGGACTTGTTGGAGGAGTATTACCTGCACCACCACCAACTGGTGATGCTGCCCCGTGAGAGGCACCTCCTCCTGATCCACCAGCTTCTCCATTTCTAGGACCTGGATTTGCTCCACCTGTAAATCCACCCATACCACCACCGGCTGATGTAATTGTTGAAAAAGTTGAAACTGATCCGGGAGCACCTCCTGGAGGACTTGTTGAAGTTGTTCCTCCTGCACCTATAGTTATTGGAAAAGTTGCAGTAGATGCAGTTAGTCCTGCAGGGGCTGCTAATGGTTTACCTGGATAAGTTGCAGGAGCAAGACTTGGAGAAGCAAATCTGAAACCTCCTGCTCCACCTCCGCCTCCTGCTACCGATTGAGCATTTTCCATTCCACCTGATCCACCACCACCTACTACTATATATTCTATTTCATCATTACCTGCAGGGTTACCAGCGGCAGTAATTTGAAAGCTTCCTGGTCCTGTAAATGTATGTATTTTAAAATCTCCACAAGTAGTGGTTGTTCCACCCGTGGCTACAACATATGCTGCAGTAGCTGCACTTGATTGTAAACCATCATCTGTTACTAACCAACCTTGAGTTGAATCTATAAAAATTAAAGTTACTGCAATACCTTCTGTTGATAGGATTGCATTAACTGTTGAACCACCAATTTTATCAGAACCGTTTTGAATTAATGTTACTGCGTTTGTATCAAATGTATTTGCGTAATCTTTTATTGCAATAACAGCTCCTGCTGTTCCTGCTGGAAGAGTTACATCAACCGCTCCTGAAGTTGTGTTTACAAAATACCCTTCACCAGCTACTGCTGTAAAATCTCCTGTCTTAACTGTTGTATTCCAAGACGCCGAACCTGTTGCACCAAAACCTGATGCAGTACCATTGTTAGTTATGGATACACCAGCAGGAATCGTGAATGTATCTCCACTATCCCCTAATGTAGTTGTACCACACGCTGTTCTTGGACTAATTTTATTTACTTTTACTTCACTCATAATTTACCTATTGATATTTATACCTTATTACTACAATTCCACTACCACCAGCTTGTCCTACAAAAGGACTAGAAGGACTAGGAGCACCACCAGATGATCCACCACCGCCTCCTGTATTAGTTGTTCCTGCTTGACCTACACGAGCTGGACTTGTTACACAAGATGGGTTTGCTGGAGAACCACCATTTCCACCGCCTCCTAAACCACCGATTCCTCCTGGATTAGGGGATGGGTTTGGAGTATAAACACCTCCACCTCCTCCACCTGCAAAATATTGAAGACAACTTGAACACTCTCCATTAGTAGCACCAAATGCACCATTCGTAAAACCTGCGCCATCACCACCATCACCACCACCACCTCCTGGTGTTTGATTACCTCCACTAAATCCTGGTTGTATAGCACCACCGCCACCACCAAGTCCTGTGTTATCAGATCCTGGAGAAGGATTTGTTGGAAAACCTACACCTACTCCACCTGGAGTTCCTTGAGCAGGAGTTACTGGAGGTGTATTACCAGTACCTGCAGGATAAGGTTGTCCGCCACCACCACCTGAACCACCATTAGCTCCAGGCCCTGTTGAATTGTGACCTCCTACTCCACCACCTGCTGATGATATTGTTGAAAAACTTGAGGTAGATCCATTAGCTCCAGCATTTCCTGGTCCTGCAGAACCTCCTGATCCACCACCACCTACTACAACTGGATATCCTTGTGCTGAAACTGGCAGAGCTGAAACTCCACATACTAAAGGTTTTGCAGGGTTACACCCTATTGAAAAAGTTGTGGCAGAAGCTCTTAAACCTCCTGCACCTCCACCACCAGATGGGGTGTTATTATATTCAAGTCCAGGAGTTCCTCCTCCACCAGCAACTACTAAATAATCTACAACATTTAATGGTGAAGAAGTTGCTAGGTCTGAAACTGTAAAAGTTCCAGGACCCGTAAAAGTATGAATTTTAAAATTACCACAAGTTGTAATTGTTCCGCCTGTCGCTGTCATAAAATTTTCTCCAACAAAACCTGTTCCTTCTTCAACTGCTAACCAACCTTTTGTTGCATCAGCGTAAACTAAAGTTAAACTTTCGTTTTCTGTACTTCTTACACTATCATTAGCTCCACCATTCATATTAGAACCACCTCTACCAATGGTTAAATTATTTGTATCAAAAGTTGATGCGTAATCTTTAATAGCTACAATGTCACCAACTGAAGGTGAACTTGGTAAATTAACTGTAAAAGCTCCACCTGAAGTATTACAAAAATATCCTTCTCCGGATGCAGCAGTAAAAGTTGCTGTTTTAATTGATGTCTGCCAATCTACAGTTCCTGTTCTACCAAAACCTGATTGACTTGCACCTGATGCTAAAGCAATTGTATCACCACTAGCGCCAAGAGTAATAGTATTACTATTCTCGTTAATGATGTTTGCACCGCATTGGTTTTGTATGTTGTTTACTTTAATTGTACTTGTCATAATTATTGAAATTTATACCTTATTATTACTATTCCTGAACCACCAGCACCACCACATCTTGGACCTGGACTTGGACTTGCGCTTGAACCACCACCACCAGCACCTTTGTTAGCTGTACCTGCTGATCCTGCTTGAGCGGGACCACTAGGAGAACCTGCGTTTCCACCACCGCCACCACCGCCAGTTCCGCTAGTACCTAAAAAAGTACCTCCACCGCCACCACCGGCTCTTTGTACTGGAGAAGCTGTAATTGATGTTGTTGCTCCTGTTCCACCATTACCACCTGTTGATGGAGGGTTTGTACCATTTGCACCAACTGTTGTAGCGCCACCACCACCACCGCCTTGGTTATCACCATTAGCAGGAGGATTTTTTCCTTTTCCACCAGCAAATCCTTGAGCAGGAGTAACTGGAGGAGTATTTCCTGCGCCTTCACAATATCCTGATCCGCCACCACCACCAGATCCACCAGCAGCACCTTGTATGGTAGCAGTAGGGGGTCTACTAGGAGTACCATCTCCTCTTCCACCGCCTCCTCCACCAGCACTAGTGATTGTTGAAAAAGTTGAAACAGATCCAGAATTACCTTGGTTTGATGTACCAGCTGTTGCTCCGCCTGCACCCACGGTTATTGGATAACCTTGAGCTGTAACTGTAATTCTATTTCCAGGTGTTGAATATCCGTCTAATGGACTTGCAGTATAAGGTGTTACTGGAGATTTTAATTCTCTATAACCACCGGCTCCACCACCACCTGCACCATAATAAGAACCAAGTGAACCTCCTCCTGATCCACCACCAGCAAGCACTAGATAAGATACTATATTATTTGCAGCACAAATTGCTGCATTTGTTACTGTAAAAGTTCCAGGGCTTGTAAAAGTATGAATTTTGCAATTTCCTGAAGTTGTTATTGTTCCACCTGTTGCTACTAAATTTGCGTTACCTCTCACATTAGAAGTTGAATCCATAGTATTAATCCAACCTTGTGTTGAATCAACATATACAAAAGTTACTGATTGGCCTTCTGTATCTAAAGCTATACTAGCTCCTGGTACACCACCTATTTTGTCAGTTCCATTTGCTGCAACTGTTAAATTATTTGTTTGCCAAGTTGCTGCATAATCAGCTAATGAAACAATCGCTCCAGCAGAACCTGCTGGTAAATTACAAGTAAATGCTCCAGCAGTTGTATTACAAAAAAATCCATCACCTGATACTGCAGAAAAAGTTGCTGTCTTTGGAGTTGTATCCCAATCAACTGTTCCTGTTCTACCAAAACCAGATTGACTGGCTCCTGTTCCTAAAGTTACCGTATCACCAGATTCACCTAGTGTTAAAGTAGTTCCGCATTGTGGTGCAACTGTATTTACTTCTATTTTACTCATTAAATTACTACCACCGTTCCTGTTATTGTTTGTGTTCCAGTTACTGTAACTGGTCCGGCTAAAACCCCAGATGCAATTGTTTGATCTTGAGAAAGAGTTGTAGCGTGTGTAACTAAATAATCTGTAGCTGTCATAGATGGAGACATAGCTCTTGTTGCTGGTAGTGTACAAAATACATTTTTAGTACCTGCTGAAAAATTTACTTTGCTATCACTATTTGATGATGAAATAACTGTGTCTCTTGAAAGATTACCAACTGTAGCTGTTGTTGCAGTAAAACCCATTCCAGAGTGATTTGTGCAATAAGCATATAAAGTTGGAGCTGATGATGCTACTACAATTACAGTTTTTGCACCAGCACTTCCCGGCGTCCCAGTAGCTGTTACACCAGTTGTATATTCTGTTCCGCCTGCAGCATCTGCTGCAGTTGCAAACCTTAATGGATGACCAGTATTTGAATTATCAGATTGATCAAAAGTATAAGTAACGGTTTCTGCTAAATCAATAGAAGCTTGTAAAGATCCATCTAAGTAATATTTATTACCACTTCCTGGATTTACAACAGTAACTGCAAATGACACAGCTGCATTTACTGTACCAATTCCTACTTCAAACTCACCTGCAGAATTGTTTTCAATTGCATAGTAAGTTGTATTACCAGCACTAATACCTGAAACAAAAGTTTCATAACCTTGTTCTGCTCCGCCAAAGTTAATTGTTCCTGTTCCAGTAGTTGTACTTGTTTCTTTAACTCTATCGTTAACTATTAAAGCCATTACTACTCCAAATTTTATTACGCGTCGCCAAGTCTAATGATTGCACTAGATGAGTTAGCAGTTGGAAACTGAACAACGAAATCTCCGTTTGTTGCAGTCTTTGTTCCGCCAAAATCTAAAACTAATACAGCTTCATTACTTGAACCTTTATAAATCAGTGCTCCTACTGCTGATAACGTTACAGATGAAAAAGTTAAATCTGCAAAGTCAACATATCCAATATTACTTGCAACTGCTACACCGTTATTTGTTAAAGTGTTTCCACCAGCAGTATAACTTGTACCAGATGAAGAAACTTCATTACTAGTCGTATATGCTGTTGTTGCCGTTGTTAAGCCAGATATATTAGTGTAAAGAGCAAGTTTAAAAGTGCTTCCACCGGAAGAAGCAAAATTAAACGTTCCTTCTAACAGGTCTGTTTTAAAAGAGTCAGGTACTACATTTGCCATTTATATTATCTCCTTAGTTTGGTGATGGCGACTTAATTTGAGAACGAATAGCGCCATCTTGCCATTCATCTCTACGTCTTCTACCTTCTTGTTCGATAGAATAAGATTTTGCAGCCCGTCTATATGACTGTTCGTAGTATTGTATCAGATCCGCTGGACCTTTCAAGTATCCATATGCTTCTACCAGACATGCGTACAAAAGTAAATCCTGATATTTATTGGATGTGTAAGTACCACTAGAGCTTACAGACGAGTCTGTAAGACTGGTTGGTTGTTTGACATATGCCAAAGTAATTTCAAATGTAGCGTTTGGTGTAGGTGCTACTACCCAAAAGTTAGCATCCCAATTGGCATAATACTTAGGTAAACCGCTAGCTGTGCTAGGGGTATTGTAGTATTCTGTCATGAAACTAGTATCTCTTTTTTCTAAAAATACTTGATTATTAGACCCATCTTTTAACTGAACATATCTAATTATTCTAAGATCAGAAGGAATAGTTACATATCTATTTCCTGATTGTAAATTTGATGTAGCATAAAATCTATTGTCGTCAGAATCTACATCTCTATAAATTCTATTTTCAGCATTTTTAATTATAGTATTTAAAACACCTGTAGATAAAACAGAGCTATCTACTTCTGTATAGTTTCTAATATCATCTTGTAAGTTTGTAAGTGTATATGCCATTATGGTGATAGTGTAACCGGACCAGCCGATATACTTCCTCCTCCTATTTTTGCAGTTGCAGTTGCTGTTCCTGCAGCTGTAAATGTGTAATTATTAGCATTTGTAACTGTAATTGTAAATCCCGAAGCGTTATTAATATCTGCAGCAGTTATACCTGCACCAGGTTCAGCATCTCTAAATCTAACGGTATCACTTGTAGATCTTCCATGATTGTCTTCAAACACTGTTATAGTTGTAGAACCACTTACAGCAGATAATGGATTTAAAGTTAATATTCTTGCAACAGCAGGTTCTGTTCTTGCAGGTCTTGCATTTAATAAACCTTGTGGATCTGCCGCATGAGGTTTTGGTTCTAGTTGTGGGTGTTTCTTTTCAAATTCTGATATGTGAACTCTAGCTCCATTCCATTCTATTACCATTTCAGAATATGGAAACTCTAATCCTGATCTATCAGAAATAAATTTTGCGTATTTACCTGAAGAAAGATTTGACATTAAGACTCCGGATAATAAACTTTAGGACTAATATAAGTACTTGATGACGAGCCGTCCTCTTGTAAAGCTCTTTGTAATTCATCTTCGTACAACATCTTTAGCATTTGAACTCTGTCAGGTGAATTTTTAATTGCAAGATAGTAAGCTAAACCTGCAGTCATACATGGTACAAATCGATATGGTACATCTGCATCATTAGTATAATCACCTGCATCTTGAATTCTTTTTACGTAATAATAATTTAAAAACTTACCTGCTTCACTAGAACCAGGAGTTAAATATAAAGTAACTGTAATTTTATCTATAAATCTTTGAACAAAATATTGTGATGGTGTTCCAGTAGATGTTTTATTTGAAAATGCTTGATACTGTGATCTGCTTACTTTTGTAAGTGGTGTGTCTACATTAGCGTTTCTATAAGAAGCTTCTAATATATCATCAACACCATAAACAGCTGTAGCACTTGAAGTACCATCACCTGTTGATCTGAACATTGTATATGTTGCTTGATCTGCAACTAATGTAATATTATTGTTTGCAACTTCCCAATAATGCAAACCTCTGTTTGCCCATTCTTGAAATAAAATATTAAGAGATCTTCTTGCAGATTTTAATTGGTAGCCAGAAACACCTTGTATGCCTAATCTTTCATACGCTTCTTCAACAATATCTGAAATAGAAAAACCTTTTTCAAAGGTAGTTGTACCCGAAGTAGTGTTAGCCATTTACTCTCCTATTTATCTATAATAACAGTTGCCGTTGCATTTGATATAGCAGAAACTGTCATTCCGCCTTCAAATAAGATTCCGTCTTCTGCTAGATTATAAGAAAATACATCACCTGCTGGTACATCTACTTGAAACTGTGTTACTGAGTTTCCGTCTTGTAATGTAACTGAACCTGCAGAACCTGTTGATGCTAAAATAATTCCTCTTAATCTTGTTCTTCCTGCAAAGACTGATGTAGCGTCTGTTTTTCTAACTGCTTTTACGTCTGATTTCATTATCCTGTGTATCCTATTGTTACAGAAGTTGTATTAGTTAAATCTAAATACACTCCATTTTTAAATCTTATACCAGAACCAGGGACCATTAAATCTAATCCTTCTGTTCCAAAACTTGATTGAAATTCTAAAGAACCTGTACCATCTGTTCCATCATGTAACTTAACCAAAGAACTAGCTACTCCAATAGCTTGTATGTAAGTTACTCTGCATGGTCCTAAATTTACACTACCACCTGTTATAGTTTTGAAACTACCGTCTCCTGTTAGAGTAGTAAATTTCTGATCGCTTATAAAAGATCCGCCGCCTGCCATAATTATTCTCCGTTAAATTGATGTGGGGCCGAAGCCCCACACTAATTATTTATTACGCTTCTTTAGCAAAAGTTCCTCTAACTTCAGTAACTTGCCATGCAGTAGTTCCATCTAATGATGCAATTACAACATAGTCACCTTGTCTTGAAGTAGCTTTTGTATTGATTAAGTCTTTGTCATCTGTTGATGAACCAGCGTATGTGATTCCATCAGATGCATTAGGACTAATCGTCATTGTGTTTTGTCCATCAGGCGCATTGTTTGCGAACTTAAATGAGTATCCAACTGCGATTGCAGGTAAAGTGAATACCACACCATCTGTTTCAGAAACAAAAGTTTTACCAGAGTCTCCTGTAACTACAGTGTAACTTGAAGTTTTAGTTTCAATGTTAACACCTTCTTTACCTTGAAGTACTGGACCTGAAAATGTAGTTTTTGCCATAATTATATCCTCCTAGTTTACAGATCATAGTCTCTAGGCCGTCGACTATACGCGTCTATGATCTTTTGATAATTGTATAGTGAGTTTTTTATATACTAGATTTGAGTAGAGTGCAAGAGAGCCTGTAGTGTGGAGTGGATTTATCCAACGATGTAGCTTTTTATTAAGTAGCTACAGAAACTTCAGGAGCGGCATTATCAATAGTATTCTGCCTGTGGGCTATTGCTGCTTCTTCCAGCTTGATCTTTGTGATAACTTCTCTAACTTTGTCATCAATTCTGACCATTTCAAGAGTATATCTATTATTAGATAGATGCTCTTGTTCCCACTTCAACTCCAAGGACCTTTTTGCTTTGTAAAGGTCTTGTATCATTACTAACCTCCTCATAGGTTATTCGATAAGGAATTTTTCTAAACATTCCTGTTGATTCCCAAGTTATACTATTTTCTCCTAGTTTGTCAACTATTGATTGTTCTAGGGAAACAGCGTCATCATTAGATTCGACTTCAAATCTAGCGTGATGATCATAAGCGTATATGTTTACAAGGAATTTTTTCATGGTTTTTTCTTTCTATAATTGAAATGAGGCGGGATTGTGTCCCGCCTCAAATTTATTGATTAAGCACCTGGTGATGCAAAAATACCTCTAGGGTCTGATACGCCAAATACGTATCTTTCTCTAGCTTTGTATCTTACGTTTCCAGTATCGAAATCGCCTTCCATTTTAGTAGTCAATGGAGCTCTTTCCATATGCTTCATTCCGTTAGGCACGTCTGTAGTGATATAGAACGCATCTGTGTCAGTTAAATAGTGGTTAACTGTGTATCCACCAGGAACCATTCCCATAGATACAAGTGCGTTAATATCATTATCAGCAGTTCCAACTCTTTGTGAAGACTTCATAAGTCTTTCAGCAGTGAATTGTAGTGCAGATGGAATGATCATCTTCACAGCTTTCGCAGCGATTTTTAAACCTCTTTCATCAGTAAGCGCAGCAATGTCGATCATTGATTGCTCTAATGAAGTTTCGTTTAAGTCCGCAGCTGTTGCCAATGTATTACTGAAAGTTCCAGCAATAGTTGGGTGAGCTGTGTTGAAAAGAGATACACCATCACCTGAAGTGAATGTTAAACCTGGTAAACCATTGTTTAACGGTGCAGCTGCTTTAACTTGTTTAGTTTGAGCCATAGATCTCGCTAAAGCTTTTGTATATCTAGACGCAAGTCTGTCATACAAATTGTCCTCAATAGCTTCCTCAGTGATAGCAAACCCAAGAGCGATTGTCTCGTGAGTGTATCTAGCTGTGAAAGTTTCTTGAGCACTGTCGTAAGTTACACCAGCACCTTCTGGTTTAACTTGTGCTTGAGAGAAACCTGATAACATAACTTCTTCTTCAAAAGCTCTGTCAGAGGACTCAGTTGTGTATATTTCAGCATGTTCTTGTTCATACTGTTTATACTCCAGGCCAAATAGTGCATTTAAACCTGGCTCTAGTTCTTTAACTAGTTGATTACGTGATATAGCCATAATTTAATTACTCCTTATATACCTGCCACGTTGTTTCCAAGAATGTGCTCATTGATAATAATTCTAAGAGCAAAGCCCTCAGCAGTAGTATCTGAATGATCAGGATCTCTAGAAACACCTAGGATTTTAAGTTGAGCAATAGAAGCTCCAGTTGTAGCCGAAATTTTTGATTTCGAAATGAACAACGGAGTAGTTCCTACTGCTACGACCTGGTCAGCACATCCACCAACTTCGTTTTGGTTGAATGCAGTGTCCGCAGACATGATTTCATAAACCTGTCTAGGGTCGTCGTTTACGAATGCAACAATATCAGTAGCAGTGTTACTTGCTTTTGAAAAGTTTGCAAACGTTGGTTTATTTGTGTCGGCATCAGTATAGAAAACGCCATTCAGTGTACCCAGATTATTTGCATCTGTGTTTCCTGAAGCGAGTACAACACCATCCGCAGTTAATTGCACCATTGCTGCGTGCGAAATTAAAGCAGAAGAAGCTGCAACGCTGTACTCTGTAAGAGCACCTACGTTATCTGTCTGACCAACTTTTTTAATGGGTCTAAAACCGAACCCAGTTGTTGACGCGTTAGCCATACGTTTTCTCCTTAAATGTACCTGCCCTTGCGGGCCTCCAGTACGGTTAATTCGCTGGTTTCGGAATTGTTAAAAAATTAACTTTTCTTTGAACCACCGAAGGTTACACGAGTATCTCTATCAACATTGATAGGCATACTCTTATGCTGTTCCTTCGCAAGATCGGCGTCTATTGCAGCCTGCTGGTCCTGTGCCTGTCTGGCATAGTATTCAGTTCTTTGCTGCGCGATCTCCTCTGGTACCCTTGTCAGCACAAGGCCTCCGTGCCCGATAACCCCTGCGTATTTGCCATCTGCGATAGTTGGAAAGTCCTCTTCGGGATATTCATCTGATCTTACTAACTCATACCCTGACCTTAAGCGTCCTTGTATGTTTTTCGTATCAACGAATCCTAGGATTTCTGTTCTGACCCATCTGTGTCTATATCCATTTGGCGCGTTGGGCGTATCTAAGTACGATGGTGGAGTCCAAACTTTTGGTCTCTCTTTTGGAGCTACCGTTTTTGATTGTGCTTCAACTTTTGTTGAATCACTTTTCTTTGCTTGGCTCGCACGAGTTGGTTGTTTTTTTTCCATATGCCTATACCTCCTTCGTGTTCATAAGTTGTTTCGCATATTCTTCTAGTGGCACACCTAATTTTTTAGCAATTGCTACTTGAGATGATGTGAGTCTCACTGATTTACGACTAGTCTTTGAACTACGCGTTGCAGAGGCAACGGTCTGTGTAGGTTTACTAACCGGTTTGTCCATAGGTTTATCAAATTTATGCGGAAATTCCAACCTAATTCTTTTGTCTATTTCCGTATAATATTCGCTTGACCTAGGGTCAATTCCTTCTTCTTCGGTAAGTTTTCTATGCAAATCAAACGCTGTATACGTCATTGCACTATCTTTACCAAACCACTCATTATTACTAGCCCATTCCTCTGCTCTTGGATCTGGCGGAGTTTGAGCCTGTGCTTGTACTTGTGGTTGTTGATATAATGGTTGTTCAACAGGTTTTTCTTTAGATGCTGTTTCTTGCATCTGATGCTGAGTTTTTAATTCAGCTAATTTACCTTGTTCATAACCAAGTTGAGATATAGAGGCTAAAGCTTCTGTTTCAGCTTTAGGATCTTCATTCTGTCTAGCAGCTCTTAGTTTTTCTTGAGCCGCTGCAATAGAAGAAGTAATTCTACCTTCCATTTCTGCAACATAATTTTTATCTAAAGAATCTGCTGTAGTTTTAAACTTGTCTCTTTCCTGTTTAATACTTTCAGCAAAACGTAAAGCTTCTTCTTTTTGTCTTTCAGCTTCACGCATTCTTTTCGTTAATTTAGCTATTCGCTTTTTAACGCCTTCAGAATACTCTTCAATTTGTTTACTGTTGTCTTCTTGTTTATCACTTGTTTCGCTATCAGACTGCTGTACAGATTTCTCAGATGAGTCATCGGCGCTACCACCGTCTTCAAGCTTTGTTTCACGTTCGTTTTCATATGTTTTGTCCTCCGTTGGTTGCTCTGCAACCTCTTCTGTTTTTTCTTCTGGCAATTGAATATCTACTTCGGGACCGGAAGTATCGATATCAACTGTTTTCTTTTCTTCTTCTTGCATAGTATCTCCTATGATTGTTAAAATTCGTGGAATATATCTTCAGGGTTTTCCACGGTTGCTAAAACTTCATCATCGTTTAGAAGTCTTATCTCACCCCCATCTATTTTAATTCGTGATCCAGCATATCTTGCAAAGATAATCCAATCACCTTTTTTACACCATGGTCCTTCTGGGTATCTTTCTTTATCATAGCAGTGTGGACCCATTCTTAAAACTAAACCACAAGTTGATGCTACTTGAGATCGTTCTACTGTTTCGTCTGCTAAAATTAAACCACCTTTAGTTTTTTCTTTTTGTTTAAAAGGTAAAACTAAAATCCTCCAACCTGTTGGATCTGGTAATTTTGAATCTTCGTTAATTTCTTTTTTCTTTTCTGGTTCAACACCAACGAGAGTCTTATTTGGTAGGACTATCTTTTCCTTTGATGCTGATAATTGTTCCTTCACTGTCATTTTGCTCCTTTGTTTTTAGCAGGGTGGATATTTCCTGTAATAAATACTGATAAGTTCGTATTTGTCCTAACATATACTGGTATTTTTCCATATTGTCAACACCACCGGAAGTCATTGCAACTACGACATCATCATGTCTCATTTTAATTATTCTTCTAATTTTTTCTACAAAATCCATTATAGACTATCTCCTTTCTCAGGTTCAAACTCATCTAACACATCTAACTTTTCTTTTGCATTAGCTATTTTTTCAACCTGTTTATTTACTTCATCTAAATGTTGAGGGTGTTCTCCGATACCTACTGAGTTATCTAAAAAAATATTTGCAGTCGCGTCTGCTTCCGCAATTTCAGCTTCGTATCTGGCTCTTAGTGCGTCTAGTATTGATCGTCTTAACATTTCCATCTCCGTCTAGCCTGACGGATTCTGGAATTTGGATCGTTTCTTGTTTTTGCTGATGACCTTTTTAATTGTCCTAGTGATCTAGCGCAGTATGATTTCCTACGATTAGCAGCTTTTGATCCAGGCTTCACTTTTCCTGTCACGGCTGTTTTTAGTTTACTTCCAGGATTTGCTCTTCTATAGGCAGCGACACCTGCTTTAGTCATGCCTGCTCCAGACTTTGTAGATCTGTAGTTCTTTTTATTTCTTGAAATAGGGTTTTCTTTTCTAGTAGCCATTATACTCTACCTCCAAACGCCATTCGTTTTCTTTTTGCAAATGTTGCAACGTTGGTAGGTTTTCCTCCAGGATTACCTGCAGCTCTCTTTCGTTTGACAGCAGAGGCCTTTTGCCCTTTTGTCATCCGTGTGGCTTTTGCAAGTGGGACGCATTTTGGATATTTTCTTTTGCTCCCTTTCGATCGGCCGCAAGGTTGATACTTGCCGTTCTTCTTCGGAGCTCCGATGTCCACCCATTTCTCTTTGACCCATTTTCTTAGACCACCTTCAGCCATTATTTTCTCTTGGATTTTTTCTTCTTTTTTCCACCTGGTTTTATTTTACCAGAACATACAGCAGAGCCGTACATATTCGCGTAAGCACTAGGATAAACCTTGAACTTACGTTTTGCTGCTGCTTTACCTTTTGCACAAAGTTTAGCCACAGACTTTTCTCCCTTTTTTGTAACCCATTCGTTTTGCAACTTGTGGAGCTACTTTTTTAAGTTTTCTTATTCCTTTTCCTTTTTTACCCTTAGGTAATGGTTTTGTCATAAGTCTCCTTATTTCTTTTTACTTCTATTTGCTTTTCTTCTTACAGCTGCTTTTTTACCTTTAACGATTCTTCCACCTTTTTTCGCCATGATACCAAATCCAAAAGGTTGAGATCTGTCATACTCTGAAAGATCAAACCCTAATTCGTTTGCGTTCATCATTTTGTTTCCTGTTTTCCCAATCATTGAATTAAGAAAACCATCGTTGGCATCTGCAGAGTTAAGCATAGCTTTTTTAGCTCTGTTATTCATAAATGCTTTTCCTAGTCCAGCGATCGCTGCACCGGCACCAAGCATCTTAAGAGCTTTTTTTAGTTTTTTACTTGCCATTTTTATCTCCTTATTTTTTTCCGTTACGGAAAATTTGTGTTCCCTTTATACCATAAATACTCGCAACTACAAGGATCCATAAATTAGTGAACCATGACGGGAGCTGCGAAAACATCTCGAAGAACAATTTAACCTTGTCCATAGCAGTCGGATCGTCCGATACCACTGCCCAGGCCAAAATCATCACGGGCGTGCTCAAAATTATGAGGACCGCCTCGTCCTTCCAGTCCGATTGTCTAGCTTCAAGTAGTTTTCCCTGGTAAGCTTCCTCACCTCGGGCCATCTTAGATGCATGCATAAGCTGTGCATCAGACATTGCCATTTTCGTTCTCTGCTTGTTAGCATAAATCTTACTTCCAGCAGAAACGGCTAATTTAATTGCCGATAACCACATAATTTAGTACCAATCTGCTTTGCTTTTCTTTTCTGCAAGCATTGCTCTTTGACCTTTTACCTGAACTGACTGAGTTTCTGTTGGATTTGAAACTTCAACCTCAACTCCTCCGTTTGGTAAACCGTCTTTGTTCAAGAACATGTCATGATCTACATGAGTCATGCCTGCGTGACTGTTTTTTTTATTTTTTTTCATATTTATTCTCCTCTGTTTCTGATTATAGCTATATTTCCAGGCATTTCATCCATTTTCGGTGCCGAAGGTATAGTTTTACTCAAAATTGTTTTCTCAATAGACGTATTAGCTCTTAATTTAGCTAATTCTTCGTTTTGTTCAAGCTTATCTTCTTGATTTCCTTGGTTCATCATAGCTTTTGACTTATCTAAGTTTAATCTTTGATCAGCTTGATCGTGTTTTTGTTGATTATCCATAGCTCTAAGGTCTAATTCTCTTGCTTTTAGTTTAGCAATTGGGTCATTTCCAAAATCACCCATGATTTTACTCTCTTCATCCTTAAATTCTTGTGTCATATCAGCAATTAGTTTAGCTTTTCTTGCTTCGATAGCCATACTTAACTGCATAATCTGTTGTTGAACTTGTGGATTCTGTCCGACTTCTGGATTTTGTTGAGCCATTTGTTGTAATTGCATTAATTGTTGTATCTCATCTCTAAATTCTATTTCTAATTGTTCTTGTGCCATTAAAGAAATGTGTTCAAAAATATTTTTTTGTAATGCACCCATAATTACTGGATTATTTTTTACCATATTAGTTGCCATAAAATTTAAGTGCGAAGTAATGTGTGCTCTGTGATCTTGACCTTTGAATGCTTGGAAAGGTTTACCACTCATTGCCATAATATTTTCTGCCGCTGGATCCATTGGCATTGGTTGTTGAGGTGGTGGTAAAATTTTATCAATATTTTTTACACCAATCGCAGTGTACATATCTCTGTATGCTTCATACATATTATGCATTCCAGGGTTTGACATTGCAAGTTGTAGTTCAGTTTGAGCCAAACTAATTCTTTGCGATTGTGAAAATATATTTGGATCAGCTATAGGCATGATGTCTACCTTGTCATCAAAGTCTGCAACTTTAATATTTCTTTGTCCACCAATAACATCATAAGGATATTCTGGTGGTAGATACGTTTTGAATACATCTGATAATAAAACAAATTCTTTTTTTAATGCCACATACAATCTTTTATGTATGGCTGACATGACCCTGGAGCCTCGCTCTAAGAGGGCAATGGTCGTTCCAACAGCTGCCTGCTGGTTGCCGTCACCGACCTGCATGTCAGCTATGGCGGCAAATCGTTGACCTGCGTTTACTACGATGCCCATCAGTTGTAATAATGTTGCTGATGGTTCTTTGAAAGGTAAAGGCATAAATGCGTCTCTAATGTTTCCGCCAGGTGCATCTACGTCTCTAAACTCTCCAGGTTGAATCGATTGCGCTTCATCTCTAACACGAATACCTCTTTGCTTAAATCCAGCCGGCATATTTGAAAATGTACCAGCATCTAATAATTGTCTAAGTGCATTCGTTGCAGTTCTTGATAATCCACCGATCATGTGGATTAAGCCAAAACCATAAAACCCTAAACCCGGTAAAAATTTAAAATGTGCAAAGTATTCAATTTTATTTCTTAGTGGGTCTTCAGCTTTATAATTTCTTCTTATAGATAAAACTTCTCTTGACGATGTATCAATTGTTACAATGTATGGAAGTTTTATTCCTGTTGGGTTTTGTTCCATGTCTTTATCTTCAAAACCTTCAAGATCAAGATTAGTGTGTATTTCTAGAATAGTGAACATTTGTTCATCTCTAGTTTTTTTGACTCCTTCTAATTCTCTTTCTTTTTTATCTACTTCTGTTTCTTGAGAATAACCAGGTGTGATTTCTATGTCTCTATAAAAACCAGCTACTTGTTTTTTTCTTAAGTCGTTTTCTGACATTTTTAAAACATGCACAATTGATTCTGCATCTTCTAAAGATGTGGCTGTGTAAGGTACTATCAAATCATCTGCCGGAACAAATTTAGACACGGCTCTGCCAAGCAGTTCATCGTAATAAACTTTCTTGAATGCAGAGCCGCTAAGAGGGAGATAAAAAAGTAACTGATCGAACTCGGGTTCATACTCTTTCATCACGTTCATGAGTTGATAGTTCATGAAATTTTTTACTCTTGTAGCTTGGTCTTCTTTTTGTCTATTAATCACACCCATAATTTGAGTGTGTACTGGACCATTTGCTGGAAGTAATTCTTTGTAAGCATGTGCTTGAAACTGTGTTACCGCTTCAGCTAATACTGGGTGAGTTGCACCACTTGCATTTGTGAACGGCTGTGATCTGTTTTCATATTTAAATCCTAATAAATCTAAACCTTTAGTGTAAGCATCTTCCCAATCTTTTCTTGATGCTTTGTACTGCATATAGTTTTCATAAAGTTCAGAACCTAAAGTACCTAAAACATCCTCTGGTAATAGGTCTGCTAAATTATCAAAATGTTCGTTTGTGCCTGGTTGGTTTATGGCTTCTGGATCAAAAGTAATAGTAGCTCCACCATCTTCGTCTTGTTCAACTTGAACATCTTCGGGTCCAACCTGCTCTTCGATATTCTCTTGAGATGCTTCTGCGATCTCTTCTTCGCTAGGTAATTTTATTTCCTGCTCTACGTTGGGTAAAGCTTTGTCTATATCTGCCATTATTTTTCTCCGAGTTCTTCACCACTATAATCTTTTTTTCAGGAACATTCAACCCCTGTGGGTTTGGTCCTCGAAGTGGTGGTATCGTCGTTGTTAGTTTTTTAATCATCAAATAAGTCCATACCTTGTATCACTGCAGAAGCTGCAAATCCACCTATTCCTGCTCTAGATAATAATCTTAATGCTGGTCCACGTAAACCTAATCTGGCTACCTTTTGAAGAGTTGGACTTAATCCTCTAGTTAATTTTGGTGTTTGATCTGCAAATGCCGGATACAAATAGTTTAATGGATCTGTTGCTATATCTGTAAATGAATCTCCTTCTGCAACTTGACTAGCAATATCTCCAGCCATGAAAGGTGCGAGTAGTGCAGGTGACGCTGCAATTCCAAGTCCTCTCCCTAAAACTCTTAAACCTGTTTTTGCCATACCTGGTCTTGGTTTTTTCTTTTCAATACCAAGTGCTCTTGATTTACTTGCTTTGATTGTTGATGGCGCAGCGAGTGCTGTTGACCCTGCAAGTGTTGCACCTAATGCAGGTAATTGATAATCTAATATTGCAGGTCTTTCTATATCGATAGAAATAGGATCAGTTGCCATATCAACCAACATATTTTTTTGTTGGTCTTCATTTGATAAATAAGTTGTTGGATCATCATTACTAAATGCTTTGACTAATCCTACGGCAGCTCCAACACCAGCACCGATACCAAATGTTTTTGGACCAGGGCCTTTTAAGAATCCTAAGAAACCTGTAGCCGCTTGTTTAAACTTACCTATCTTACTTGCATCTTGTGTAAGTTTTTTTGGATCATTTTGTATTGCATCTTCAACAGCTTGAACACAACTAACAGTTCCACCATCTTGTTTTCTACTTTTAACAATACTACAAATAGGACCATTGTTTGCAGCATCAGCTCGAATATCATCTAAAAAAGTTTTAAAACCATAAAAAGTTCCTTTTTGAATTTTATCTGCCTGCACTCCTGCTCTATCGATTATTGCTTGTTGATAATTTTGTCCTGTCAATCCAACAAATGGTTCATTTAAAGTTTTAACAGATTTATTAAATTGTGATTTAGTAATATTACCTGCTCGCAAAGAATTATTTAAAGTCATTTCTACTGTGTTAATATCTCTTGTATTAAATCTTAAATTAGTAAAAGGCTCACCCTTTACACCTTTAGAACCGTGAAGAACATCAATAGTTCCATATCTAGGACTCCAATTGTATCCTTCAATTTGAATTTTTTTAATTAAATCTTTTACTTGAATTTTAGACCCAGGTTTAAAAGGGTTATCAATGTTTCTATTTTTAAAAGCTGTAGCTTCATTGGTTACTTTATAGACTTCTGCAAAATCTTTTTTTAAAACAGAGGTGTCACTCAAGTTTTTTAAATTATATTTTTTTCCATTGTAACTAAAAGATACATCTTTACCTTTTAATTTTTTTCCAAACTCCCATGGAACTTCTTTACCTTTTTTGTCAAAAAACTTTATGGGTCCTTGACCAAGGTTTTGATCCCAATTACGAAAAGCAAAATTCATAATTGTGTATTTAGGTTGAAAAGTTTTACCAACATCTTGACCAAAAGATATAATCGGTCTTCCCTCTAATAATTCATCTGCTTTTGTTAATTGATCAGAAAAAGATAAACCACTTAAAATTATTTTTGCTTGACCTGTAGAAAGTCTATTACTTCTTATAAGATCTGCACCTTGATCTTTTATAGTGTCATAGGTAGGAACTTTCCCTGCTTTTAAAGACTTAGAAATTGCATCACGACTAAGACCTGTTTTTTTTGATAGAGTATGATACCAAAGGTCTCCCAGTGGTTTATCATCCATAAGCATTCTTTTTAAAACAGTGTCTAGTTTTTGTTCAGTGCTTTCTAATGTATTTAAAATTGGATAAGTCCCTGAATCTAATCTAAATCTTGGGCCTGTTTTTTGTTTAGCCTGTGCAGCTCCTGTTTTTATATTAAACTTAATTACAGCTTTTTTTATTATGTCTTGTTTAGAAACAAACTTATCACCATCATTTGCTTTTTTTATTTCTTTGGCTAAATACTTTCTAACTTTCTTAACTTTATCACTACCTAATTGTTCTGCGCCTATTTCAGTTGCAACTCCTAAAGCATATCTTGCTTGCTGAACATTTTGACTAGTAAATTTCTTACCGTATCTTTGTGTAGTATAATTTTCATTTAGAAGATCAGCTGTTTTTGCATCTGATAAATTTTTAGAATTATTTAAAATTCTTCTTAATTCTTCTATTGTTATTTTTGGTTTGACAGCCACTACACCTCCAGGATCTTAGCTAAGCCACCACCCCTGAAAAGACCTTTCTCTCTTAACAGATCATCAATCTTATCTTTTAATGCTGGATCGCTGTCTGGATTTTTGAAAAACTTATATAGGTTTTTAAAATTTTTATTTGAACCTCTTTCTCCACCTAAGTGTTTGAAGATCGCAGACTTCTGTGCAGCTGTATATAAACCTCTTACAATATTACCTGCACTATAACCTGGTCTTACTGAACCACCATCTGCTTTTTTAGTTTCCATATCAGCTAAAATTCTTCTAAGAATAGTTATAGGTGATAATGTAAACCCTTCTGATAGATCTATTTGATCTTGTATATTTGGAGTTTCCTCATCAAATATTTCTTTTATAGTATCTAATTTTTCTGTACGCGGTGTTCTCTTTTCTGAAAAATACCCATGTTGTATAACATTTGGAAAGAATCCATCTTTACCACGATAGCCCATTATACCTTCTGATTCTTTTACAAGTTGTGAATCAGCTGCTGGTACTTTACCACCATCTGCAAAATCAAAGTCATCCACCATCTCAGGATTAAATGCTCTATCGGTAATTGTGTTTCCTCTTGCGTCTTTTACCTTAACTAAATTTTCGGCAAACTTTTGAATGTCATCTGCGTTATCTAATTGTGCAACTGACGATGCAACTTTTGGTCCAAAATATTTTTGTACTAATAACATAGGGTCGCCCATACCACCGCCACCACCTTCAGTCATAAATTTAAAATCATCTGCTTCCATAATAGAAGATAATGTTGGTCCAGATTTATTTGTTGGATCTTCTAAATCTTTTATTCTGTTTAAAAATTCTCTAGCATTTGCTCTTGCAACAGGTTGAGCATTTGCTGATACACCGATATTTAAATAAATTTTATCTACAATATCATTTACAATTAAATTATTGTTCTTAACATTTTTAATTGACTCAAGTCCTGCACCTGTAAACGGTGCAGCAATATCTTCTGATCCACCACGTGAACCTGGAGGTGGTAGATCGTCTGCCATAGATCTTAAAGACTCTAGACCTGCCTTATCTAAACCTTTAGTTCCTGTAACCATGTCTGTAATGTTTGTTGGCGCTGCAGGTGGAAAGTAAACCTCGTCCATCTTCTGCATATTTTTTAATAATTGACTTGCTTGTATATCATTCAGTTTACCTGATACAGCGTAACCTACAGAACTTTTTAATTCATCGACTGCTTTTGATCTTGGTAGTACACCTAATGCTTCTGCGTTAATGTCCATGTCCAACATTAACTCTGGAGATTTACCCTTTCCTAAAAAATTTACATTTGTTTTAGTCCCCATAACTTCATTTAAGTTTCCACCTAACTTTTTGTATAGAGCTAAAACTGCATCTAATGTTTGTTTCCTAGCCATAGTATTCTAACCTACTTCTATCTGGTAGCGGTTCATCTTGATATGCATCTTTGTTACGAACCATGCCACCTTGTTTAATACGCATGATTGCCTGTGTTGTGGAGTCGACATAATCGTCATGATCTCCAAACGGAAATGATGCGCACTCTTCCACAACCTCTTGAGCAAAATGTTCGTGCATAGGAGCCCAAACCATTCCCATCTCAAAAAGAGGTGCTACTGAGTTTACTCTAGCATGTTTATCATTTCCTCGGCTCGGCGTAAAGTTAATTACTGGGATTCCCATATCCCTCAATTCTGCCGTCAGCGGTATACCAGAGGCCTTAGCCTCCACGATCACCATGTCAGGACGCCAGTATAGATACTCTTCATGAGCAACTTTTCTAAGTTCTGGAAACTCATAACGATCTTTAAAGGCATTGAGTAATATTATATTGGCTCTACCATCATCATCTTTGAAGACTCCCCACGTTGTAATAGCTGAAAAGTCGGCAGATTCTTTTTTAAGAAAAGCAGTATCGTAAGACTGAAGTATAAAATCACAGCTTGGTGGATTCTTATGTGTCCAATCTTGCCACCAGTCTCGTTTTAATATTGCACCTTCTTCAGCTGTTGGCTGTTGCATATATTGAGCATTCCAATTGTTAACAGGAATAGATGCTTTGGTTTTCTCTAATTCATCCTTGGTCCAGTATTCCGGCCACACGGGCTTTCCATCAGGAAGCAGGGCAGGTAGTTCTACGACATCCCATTGATCAGAGTTCTCTTCTCCCTGAGCCCTGATTAATTGTCCAGTTATGTCCTTGGTACTCCAACGTGTCATAACCACCACGATACGACCTCCTGGTTGTAAACGTTGACGTGGACCTGATGTATACCAGTTCCATGCTTTATCGAACGACTTACTATCTTTTTTAATATCTTGTTCTTTGTGCGGGTCATCAATGATTAGAAGATCAGCACCACGACCTGTAATTGCTCCACCAACACCGGCTGCAAAGTATTCTCCTCCCTGTTCCGTTTTCCATTTACCAGCGGCTTGGGAGTCCTCCATCAGTCTTGTATCGAATAATTGTTTGTAATTAGATTGATCCACCAGGTTCTTGGTCTTACGGCCGAAGTCGATTGCTAGATCTGCCGTGTGTGTTGCTTGAATGATCTTTAACCGGGGATCGAGGCCAACCATCCATGCCGGGAGTAAGTATGAGGCAAACTCCGACTTCGTGTGTCTTGGCGGCATGTTAATGATTAGTCTTTTAATTTTCCCGCTAGCGAGATCATTAAATTTTTTATTAATTTTTTTGTGGTGAGAACCTTCAATAAATTCAGGCCAAACATACTTTACAAAACTCAAAAAGTCTTTTTTGATTTTAGGTCTGGCTTTATCTAATTCTACACTCTTTTCTAAATCCAGAAGGCGAGCTCTTTCTTCTGAAGTCAATCCTGAAAAATTTTCCATAAAATTTTTTATAATATTTTTAATATACCCTATTTTTGAAACCTTGGCTATAAGAGTCTAAATCTTACATATATGTATGACCTTGGGACCCCTTGTATATTATTTAGGGTGGGCCCTCCCGAATTTTCAAGCGAAAAATCAAGATGTAGTGGTACCTCTATCGGTACACACTAAATGTGGTTATGCAAAAATGACATATGTTGTTTCTGCATACCCTATAAGAGTTTGTAGGATTTGTGGCTCATACCTAAACCACAAACCCTACTGCGAGATTATCAGAAAGGCATTTCCGATTGTTGTTCTTTCACTTCATCAGTTAGTACAAGTGGTTTATCAACTGCACTAAAACTAACTTCTTGTAAGTGATAAGAAATCTGTTTCTTGTCCTCGTTCAATGTATCAAGAGCCAACAACTTTCTTATTGCATTAGTCAAGTTATACATTTGTTGATCGTGAATACGATAGTTCGTAGCCCACGAATATTTTTCTTTTTTAATTATGAAAAACTTTTTTTCATCTATTGGTTTTGTCATATTATATTACTCCTAGTATGGTTAAAATAATGTAGCCATACAAAAGTACAGCTACATTAAAGATTGCTACTTGAATACTCACAGCTTGATACTCCAACTATCACTCGCTGTTCTATATCCATCTTGGTCAACATCAAAATAAGTCATTAACATACGACCACTTTTTGATATCCAATATCTGCATTTATCTGTCCATAATGCATTTCTCGTTATTGTTTTCTTATCACTCGCACTCCAATAAGTAATAACGAAAGGTTTATTATTTATCATTTGTTTTCTCGCTTTCTATAACCTTATGTGGTTATGGGATTAGTATAAACTAATCCCATAGTTATTCAACAAATTAATTTAGGTTATCCGAATTAGTTTGTTGTTGTTGCATATATGCAACTCTTTCTGCTATCTTCTGCTCTCTAGTTTTTTCAGTATTTTTCATACCTTTTATTCTTTCAGCTAGATTTTTAGGATTGTAAATAACAAGCCCTGTACTATTAGTTCTTATTATTTCGTGGTCAGTAATTTGAACACCAAGTTCATTTGCTAACTCAATCGCCTCGTCTAACCATTTGTAGCCCTTTAATCCAATCTTGATTTCTTTCATTTGTTTCAATACTGAATTAATCCATTTTTCGTGAGCAACAACAAATTGACCTTTACTCGCTTTCCAAGAAATTAAAAACTTAAATTCTTGTTCAGTACAAGCAATCGACCTATCTCTACAATAATCACGACCAATCAAATCAAGCTGATATTTTTCGTTCCACTCTTTACCATACTTGGTTTCATTATTTCTTCCACCACTCAATCCAAGATACTCGTTGTTATTATCAACAAATTTTCTTTTGTGTGGATTGTCGTCCTTGTCAGCTTGTTCAATTAAGATATCAGCATTACAATTTTCTTGTGCGTTTATCTCATCTCTAAACAAAGCAAAACCATAAGACTTATCTGTTTCAGAAGAATAATTGTTTTCAGTATCAATAGAACCATTTAATCTAAAATCAAAATGTTTTTCTATTGGTACATTTTCTTCTATCTCAACTTGATTGTCATAACCTCTTTTTTCTTTTGTTCCAAGATAATGAAAATGGAAACAACTATCTTTTGCAATAGTTGAAACATTTTCAAACTTGTTCTGTAAGTAGTAAGCTTTCTCTACATCTTCATCTGTATAGTGTCGTCTTACTATGTCTTTTGCAACAGACCAAGCTTTGTCATTTAGATCAACTTGTTGCCCTTTGAGATCGTCATACTTTTTCTTCTCTTGGGTATCTTCTTGAAATAAAGATTGCTTGATACGATTTGCAACTTTGTTTCGGTACTCTTGGTTTAGTCTTATTCTAGCCATTTGTCCTCTTTCTTTGTTAGTGTTAATAATTATTTCTTTTAAACTATTGACTTCTAAAGTCAAGGGATTATATAAGATAATATATTAATTTATAAAAACTTTAATATCAATTAAAGCTAACTTGCGAGAGGTAGTTCTAGTGTAGAACACTCGCAAGTTGCATAACAGGAAAGGACAGAAAATGGCGCTAAAATATTGCCAAAGTCATAAGTGCCATACTTATGACACAAAGGACAGGAAACGAGGTTCTAAAGATAACCGAGTTAATCAAACTAGAAGAAGATCAAATCTCTATTATGGAAGTGGAAATTTTTGCTCAATGAATTGTTATAATGATTGGGCAGAAGATTTCATTGATAGAGCAGTAGATCAAATTAGTGGCAGACTTCACGAACCAATGACATTAACAGAAGAAAATGCGTGGCGACGAGTTTGGAACCCAAACAGATATGACCGAGATTATAATAGGGTTGAAAGTGAACCCGATTATATTGAAAGGAATGTGATTACCAACGAGGTAAGACCTTTACAAAATTCCTAGTTTCATCTGTCCTTGATGATTTCCTAGTTTAGAATTAATCTAAACTAGGAAAAATTTTTTTGTTTTTTTTTTGGGTGGGCCCTCCCGGGTGGGCCCCAGCCCCCAAGCTTCAAGCCTGTGGATAACTTAAAAATAGTTATTGACTTATTGTAGGATAAAATGTTAAGTTATGCGAAACTAATAAAGGAGAAATAAATATGGGACTAGACCAATACGCAGGACTTCGAGATAGTAAAGGCGAAGTTCACGAAAAGTTTTATTGGAGAAAACACGCTAGACTGCAGGTGCTTATGTCTAAGCAATTCAATAAACAAAAAAAGGAACAGGAACATAACACACATGACGACCTGCAACATCTGGGTTTTAATGGTGGTCAAGGTGGTGTTACAATTACTGAAGATGTAATCAAGGACTTGGAAGAGGCAATCAAAAATGATTATTATAATCACTTTGCCTCTGATGGTTTCTTCTGGGGACAACAATTCCAAGAGGAACAAGTTAAAGAATACAAAGCCCAAGATGAAGAGTTTTTAAAATGGGCTAAAGAACAAGTCAAAGCAGGAAGACAAATCGGATACGATTGTTCTTGGTAAAATTTTTAGGGCGCTTCGGCGCCCTGAATATTTGGGCTCGTTGTGTGCTTGTAGTGTACAAGCTAAACCTAGGCGGACAAAAATCTTAGTGTGATGATCGCGCACGTCGGATGGTGACAATATCGGAGAATTCCATCTTACCTCGGACCCGGGCCCAAGCTACATCCAGTCTTCAAGCAGGGGATACTCTGTTAGGCCTGTCGCTCGAGCTATTAAAACAAAGCACGCCGGCCTCAATCTTGGAGACTGGGCCACAAGCTTCAAGCGGGTGGGCCCGCCCGTATATTTTTAGGGCTCAGGCGTCAAGCTAATTATTTAGTTGACAGTATACCTGGGATAATATAGGATGTATTTAGAAAGTGAGGACATATGACATTAAAAACAACAGTGACAAGATCTAACAGGTTCAATGGTGAGTCTGTTGAATTAACAATAAAAGAATCGCTTATTCATGACAGGATTTTTACGAATGAGCTAGCCGCGACGCTGGAAGATAAGGCTGCCGGCATCGATGGCACGTCGAAGCTGTGGAAGCAGGTCCAGAAGGATTTGAACTGGTTCAGGCAGCACAACGCCAGCGCTTACATGGTGTTACTTGATTAGTCCCGGAGCAGGGCCCGCAAGGGCCCTTATCCACTGGGGTGGGCCCTCCCGTAAGGGGTCAAGCTACAAGCCCTCAAGCGCTCAAGCTTGACAGGTTACAAGCTCTATGTTATAAGATATTATAGGAGAAATTATGTTAAAAAAAGAAGCAAGAGAAATAACTGGCGGCCTAAGCAAGCCGTCGAAGATGCCAGGACCAGCGCACAACCTGCCGGCCGTGGCGTGTAAGACTGGCGCTAAGCTAGTCCAGATACCAGGCAGCGTTTGCGCTGGCTGTTACGCCCTGAAGGGGCGTTATCGGTTCACCAACGTACAGCAGGCATTGCAACGCCGTCTGGCAGCGTTAGAGGACCCGCGCTGGGTGGATGCAATGACAACCCTTATATCTGGCCAGGACTGGTTCAGGTGGCATGACTCAGGAGACATCCAGAGTATGAAGCATCTAGAGAATATATTTTTAGTGTGCAAGCGTACAAGCAAGACCAGACACTGGATGCCAACGCGCGAAGCTCAATTTCTAAAAAATTTAGATCCGGCCACAATACCGTCAAATTTAATTATTAGAATGTCATCACACATGATTGACTCTGGGCCAGTCAAGTTCTGGCCGTGGACGTCGACAGTCACCAGCCAGGAAGGCAGGACGTGCCCGGCCCCAGATCAGGGGAACGAGTGCGGGAGCTGCAGACAGTGCTGGGACAGGTCCACACCAAACGTGTGTTACGGTAAACATTAACATGACTCACATCTGGCGACATCCAAACTATTACGCTGAGCTCAGGAAGGAGAGGCGCAAGCTTACAAGCTCTCAAGCTCCAAGCGACAAGCATCCCAACCAGCGCGCAAGGGTTCAAGCTTCAAGCCAGAGTCCACAAGCTCCAGGATCTGATGACCAGGGTACAAGCGCACAAGCCCACGGTCCGGGGTACAAGCAACAAGGATAAAGGTGTTCTGTGGGTGCTTCACGTGGAAGGCTACCTGGTGGGGTGAAAAGCGGATTTTGTCACCCAATGTCACCTTCAGCTCTAGTGTAAAAAAGGTCCCACTAATAGCATAGCCCAACAAATCGGGAGTACCGTGTAAGCTACGATTTTCAAGACGATTCCATGATATTTTTGTAATTTTTCTTTTAAGTTCATTGTATAATTTAGCCTCTGGTTTCAGGTGGGGTACCTCAGCTAATTATAGTTTGCCAATTATCTTTGGCATCTTCCATGTTCCACCAAGTTTAACACCTTTTAAATTTAAAATGTGAGTGTCTCTATCACCAATCATTCGAGATTCCAACAACTGAATTTCAATCAGATCTATTTTTTCTCCATTAGGTAATTCAAGTTGCACTCTGGCATTTTGTGCCGCTGGTGATACTAAGAATTTGTCTAGATATTGTCTTAATTCTTTCGCTTTCATAAGTGTTGATATATATCCCACAAATGTATATATTGCAAGTATGAGTCAAGAGATTGTCAAAAAGAAGGCACAGCCAGTTACATATCTAACAGAGATGCAAAGAAGATTCTGCGAGTATCTTATATTCAATGAAGGTAGAACAACCTTTACTGAAGCTGCTAGACACGCTGGATACAGCCCAGATAGAGCTAACAGAGAAGGCTCAGAGTTAATGAGAAACCCAAAGATTCAAAACTATATAGCTAAGAGATCAGCCGACGTTAATAGAGCATTTGCTGTAACCAAACATAACTATGTAAGAAGACAACAGAACCTATCTCAAAAACTTGTAGATGATGGTAAGATCAAAGACGCATTAGGATTTGAAACATTAATTGGTAAAGCTACAGGACAATTCAGTGAAACTAATTACAATGTAAATATCAATGCAACAGACATCAAAGAACGTGAGGCAGAAATAAAACGACTCAAAGAATTAAACGAGAAAAGAATTACAGATACAAAGCTGCTTAAAGAGTAACCTTCTCCATTTTAATTATACATCCAATTGGAAATACATTACGATCTGAAAACAACTCATCACCTTCTTCGTAAGATGCAAACGTTCTAATATTCTTTTTATCTTTGTTAAATAGATATGCATGAGTGACCATAATTGATGGTAGGAATCCTAAGAAGTCAAACTCATTAGCATGACCGCTATCACCTGTGATATCAGCCCATGTAATTTTATAAAAATAGTATCTTTTCTTTTTGATTACAACTGATTTATATTTAGATTTTTTTGCTCTTCTCATCGTATACCCCTTTTAACATATGAAAAAATAAAAAACAAAATTCATGTACGCGACCCCCTATTTCGTTGCAATTCCTAGCTTTTTTAAAAATTGTACCAATTGTACCTAATTGTACCAAGGGTGTTTGGTACAAATTTGAGCGAATAACCGTTGGTATGTAACACTTTTTTAAATTGTACCAATTGTACCAGGGTTTTAAAAAAAATAAAAAAAATTTTTTTATTTTATAGAGAAAAAACGTATACAATTGTAAAAATGTGCAATTATCCTTGATTTTACTCATCTTTTTGACCTAAAATTGTACCTGAGGGCTCTTTTTCTTTTGGTACAATTGGTACAATTTTATAATATTCATCAACTCTACGTAGAAATTCATGCATATACCCCTGAAATTCCTCATCATGCACCTCAAACTTTTGAAAAAAGCAATCCTTGCTACACATTAAAATAATTCCAGACTGTATTTTTGTGTCATATACTTGATTGTGGGCCATAGCATAAGCTGCTAGCTGGGTGAAGTAGTCATCAATCCATTCTCTTTGTTTAGGCTTGTTTGTTTGTTTGAAGTCTATTATACTTTCGCGTCCGTTATAAATTCCTACAACATCGGTAGCACCTGCATACAACCCAGGATAGTACAGTGTAACTTCACTACCCCATATCTCTTCCAGGTCCCCGAGTCCCGATTCAATAACAACTTTAGCCATTCGTTCTGCTTCACGGCCAATTGACGTAAGGTCCATGTGGTTCTCACCAAGAATATACCCCTCCAAATACGTGTGCATTGCCGTGCCTCTCATGGCACTCACATCACGAATCCGGTCTGCTGCCTGGGTACCTACCCGCTGCTTCCACTCTTCCAACTTCTGTTTCTTTTCAGCACTCTGAGTCGCTGACAATATCGTCGTCACAGATGGCAACTTTTGTCCTGTTATCTCGTAATGTCTCTTACCTTCTACCGATGATCTAATCGATGCAGGATATTCAAACTTTTTATTCCACTTTAGCATTACTACTTACCTTTATTACTTGATTTAATACTGTCGTCCATGGGTTAAAGTCGTACGTTTTATTCGCACAACCCGATAGTAAAATTAATATTATTAATAATCTCATTTTTCTTTATCCCACATAACCATCATACCTATAACAAAACAATAGATACCAATGACAAATCCTAGCGATGCTATTATTTCCATCGTTTCCTGTAGCCTGTTCCCTTGTCCCTGTTGCCCCAACGTTTCTGCCAGGACCAGACATTTAGTTTACTGCTTAGACTCTCCAAGATGTTTAGAAACCAATCTATAATCTTCCAAGTCCACGATATTATTATATTTTTCATCTGTGTAATGTTCTATTATTTGTTGTATTTTAGGTAGTTTAGTATGCGCATATGGCCATAGAAGTCTACAAACATAGAACGCATCTCTGAATGTACACCTCCACTTCCATTGCATCAAGTATTTTGTACCGTCTTTTCGAAAACCTTTTCGTGGTTTTCTGTTGACAGTTCCGACATTTAATACTTCATGCATCCATCGTATGACAGACTCATCTGTCATAGTGACTTCCATACTGATTCGTTGAGACAAAGACTCTCTATAACCTTTGCCTTTATGTTTCTTTTTCTTTTCTATTCTTTTAGCGAAATAGATACTACCTTCGCCATCAAAGAGTCCTGCTATATAAGCTATATCCTCACTGCTCAGTGTAGTCACGTGGCCTCTTTTCGTAAGATGGTCCGTCTCTGAGTCTAGCTTTAAATTTTTCTACCTCATCCTCTTTCCATTGAGTTGCTTCTTTTAGCTCAGCTTCTAACTTTTTAATCTGAGCACCTGCACGTCTACATGTTGCTTGTAAAAACTTTATCTTACCTTCAAGAGCTTCTTGATTCTCTTTAAGAAGTTTAACTTGGCTTTCTTTGTCGATCAACATCTTCGTCTACCTCCTCTTCTATTTCACCTTGGTTGTTGCAAAAATCGCAATCAGCCCATTGTTCTTCTCTGACCTGTTCGTATGGGACTCGGACAAAACCGTTTCCATTACAAACAGAACAGATTACTTTACGCGTTTTTAAGTTTGCCATTTAACTTCTTCTCTTTCTCATTTACTAACAATGTTATGGTTTGAGATCTACTTATTGTCATCTCAGGGATCATAACTTTTCTTATTTTATCTATTTTATTATATGTATCTTTTGGAAGTGATACATTTTTATATTTGCTTATATCAGTCATAAACTTTATACTCCTTTCTTAGATTTAAACTAATATAGGATTTATCTCACAATATACAATAGGTGTCAAATGAAATTTTTATTAGCCTTATCAATTTGTTCAAGTGTAATAGGTGAATGCATGCCTCCATTCAATTGGCATGAAACCTTTAGCACTCATTATGAATGTGCTCAATTTGGGTATTCTGAATCCAGTAAAAAACTAGAAGAGATTGGTAGTAAGGAGGTTAATAAATATGGTGTGGTTGTAAGCTTTACTTGTACTTTAATTCCTGGAGTTGATTCATAATACGGAGTACAGATCTGTGTGCACTGTACTGTACCCCGTCCGGCTTTGGTCGCTACCCTTTCAGGTCATAGCTAACGTAAGTGACTTAGCGCGAAGCATTTGTATTGACGCCTACTCACCGGTCTACCTCATAATACATCCATAAAAATCACCACTGCCATCATTCATGACATGTTGATTAATTGGTGCATCTAAATACGTTGTAAGTTTAAGTCTTAAAATCTCACACAACTCAAACAAGTCAACTTCATTTACTAAAACTGTATCTGCCATCATCTGTTTTGTCACTGGTACTAGATGAAATAATCCGTCGTTTAATATAATTAGGTCCATTAACATATTCCTTAATTAGTTTGTACCAAAGTTCCTTATACTTCGGATCTTTGGTTCTTTCCCAATTGTTTGCTGCTTCGTCTATTAACTTCTGCATATGGTTTTGTCCCCCATTCTATTATTTTTTTAGCACCTGGAGCTGATATTTCTACATCAACACCATACGGTCTCCATGCTCTTTTTAAAATATTTAACTCCAACAACAGAATAGCCCATTGTTTTTGTGAAATACCTTTTGGTCTTAGTGTTATTATTTTTTCTTTCATTCCTAGATACTAGGATATTTTGGGATGTTTGTCAACGGCCTTGGCCATTATATTTTTTGAAACTACGTCTTTTCGATTTGTTCATTTTGCATTTACTAGGATTTCTACCTATACTTGTTTTGTGAAATATAGGTTCGTGTGCAACCTTTGCGTATAAACCTTTAGCTTTCTTCGCCATCGAAATATCCTTGTATATCTGATAGTTTTGATCTTGGTGATAATGTAGGTATGTAACTTATTTTACCATTTACATGTTGTTCTAAATCAGATCCACATGACATGCATCTATAAAATCTTCTCGTGATACCAACTAACATTGTGTACTCTTCACAATCAGGACAGATACCATTAACTATCTCTGTATGAACTTTTACTGATTTTTTTTCTGTCATATGCTTTCTTACTTTTTACCACACGCTGATGATAACGTCTATCCTTTAATTCTTTTGCTGCTTTATTCGAGGATAAGTTTCTTAATACTTTTGCTACCATCAATATTTGACTCTAATTCTGCCATAGATTTTATACATTGATAAACGACATTATCATTTTTATTAGTTCTCATTGCAATTCTTTTGCCTTTCAAACAGTCACTCATTGCAGGTTGTATTCTGTGTTCTTTGATCTCTCCGTTAACGATCATAAGTAGGGCTACAATCAACTCTGTCATAATACCTTACCTTTGTTTGGTCCTTCTTTTATTCGGTACTTGTGTGTACCTGTACCATTAATTTCTACTTCTTGTTTTAAATCTTTTTGCAGACGTCTATTTATATTAGTTCTTTTTATCTCAGCAATGTATTCAAACAATTTTCTAGTAATTCTTTCCATTTTCTCTGACCTTATCTTTTAGTCCCTCAATATCAGCCAATGCTTTGTCTAACTGTTCTCTTAAAAATTCTATATTAACTTTATTAGTCATGTTCATCTCTTGGGTTTGTTCCATTTTTTCTACGGTTTTATAAAGATCCTCGATTAAAAAATGTTGCTCCTGATCGGTCGGGACTTGTTCACTTTTTTTAAGTAAATCATTTTCAAACAACTCACGTGATGTCTCTAGTGAAACTAACCTGGCCGTAAGCTCGGTGTATGCGAAGACGCCGGCTGCAACGAGCAGAATCAGACTAGCAACCGTCTTCATCGGCATCTGCACAGCCGCCGACTCCGAAATATTTAATGGTTTATTGGACATGTGGTCCTCCACATAAAGCCAATACAACTAACATTACTATAAGTAAACCTGTTGCATAATAGTTCATCCTGGCTATCTCCATTGTAAAACCTATAATATAATTGCGCCGGCCAATATAACTGCAACAGCTACAATACAAATTTTATGGTCTTGCCATAGCTGTCTGTATCTTCTGTTTTGCCATACGTTCAAAACTTTATTTTTTATTTTACTAATCATTTTTTTTCTCCTCAATTTCGTAAAAGAATTTATCAGTATCCTCTGTTCTCCAGGCTCTACTATCTTCTACGTTCCAATCACTCGTCTGCACTTTCCAGTCAGGAATACTATCTTTCACTGTAAAAGAGGGTATGTCCCATATAATTCTATTGTTGGGCTGTGCTGCAAAATTACCATCATCTAAGGCAATAATGTGAGCGCACTTGTGTTCGTGCGGTATTTCCGAATGATCGGTGTCAAGTATATTACTCTCTGGATGTGCAAAGTCAACGGTAAATAAGTACTTACCAGAGTGCCATTTTTTATCTTTGCCTATGTATTTACCGGCCTGGCCATCTAAAATATCGAAAGTGTGAACAGCAGGATAATAAGAAAAACAATTCCAGAGCTGTAGTTCATCAAGTCGTCTTGTGGGCACTCCGGATGGTTCAAATCCCTTTTGAATAAACGCGCTAATTGGTAAGCGATAAAAAATTGCACCGTTTTCCATAATAGCATGAAATAGTATAGGCTTTCCTGTAATACAGCTAAGACCAAAGATAATGCAGTCTTCAACTTCTCCATGATGTTTTTTAAGATCATATAAATATTCTCTTCTTATCTGAGCATAAGTTGCTGGAGTGTTTGCATTTAAATAAGCCATAATTAATCATGTATCTCACCCCAGTTGTCACCATATTCATAGTCGACTTTATTTGGGACTTCCAGTGTAACAGCGTGTTCCATAATTTCAACAATCTTTTTAGCATGTGCTTCATCTTGCACAGATATATCTAGCTCATCATGTATTTGTATGTGAGGTATAATACCTTCTCTGTACAATTCTAACATTGCTTTCTTAGTCATGTCAGCAGCAGACCCTTGTATTAATTTGTTTAATGCTTTGTATGTGTAAGCTCTCTTGATCCCCGGTCCATGCTCCCTGAGTGCATCTTCGTGAGTCATAGCTTTATGCATACCGAAACTGTTAGGCTCCCACAGGTGAAACCTGCATAGTCTACCTAGCAATGTTCGTATCTGACCACGGTCTTGTGCTCTGTTAGATGCTTTATCCATCAGTTGTTTTACAAATGGTACACGTGAGTGATATGTATTAAATAATTCTGCAGCTTTGTCTTTAGTAACTCCTAGCTCTGCTTGAAGTTTACCTTTACCCATGCCATAGAAAAGACCCAAATTGATCGTCTTGGCCTGTGATCTTGGTATGTCTGCCATATCTGCTACAGTCTGGTGAAAGTCTGAATTAGAATCATTCTGATAAGCATCTATTACATCATATACCGACGGTAATTTGTACAAAGATGCATAATGCACTACCAGCCTAGGCTCTTGCTGAGAATAGTCAAAACAACCCCATGTATGGCCTTCCTCGGGTATAAATAACGACCTTATCTTAGGTCCAAGATCCTTGTTTCTTGCAGGAATCTGCTGAAGATTCGGGTTCTGGTAAGAAAACCTACCGGTTACCGTACCACCTCCAGCATTCCTTAACTGATTTATCTCGGCGTGTATTCTACCGTTATGCTCATAACGTAGTATAGAATCTAGGAATGTTGTGTGTGCTTTGTTGATCTCTCTTGCCTGTGCAATCATATTTACAACAGGGTGTTTGTGTTCTTGTAAAAAGTTTTTAGTAAAACTAGGTGCCTCTGTTTTTTCTGTGCGAGGATATTCTAATCTCAACATATCAAATACATTCGCAATAGATCTAGCTGCCCAGATCTGTGTATCAATATTTGTTTCACCTTTTATTTTGTGTAGCAGTTCTTGTTCTGCTTTTTTCATTTCTTTTTTCATTCGATGTGCACGTTCTACATCTACACGTACACCTTTGAATCTCATGTCAACAAGACAAGGAAATAAATCAGACTCCAGGTCAAATATATCTTCTAAGTCTTGATTGATAATTTCTTTTTTCATCTCTTGCCAAAGTCCTAATGTAACTTCAGCATCACGTTCAGCGTATGCACCAACATGCATTGCAGGTAATTTGTACATTTCTGATTTAGGATTGATGCCCCATTCTTCTGCAGCTTCTGCAAGTGCAGCTTCGTTCTTACCATAACCAAGATAGTGCCACGATAAACTATTCAAATCATATCTGAATCTATTCTCATCGGTCAACGCTGCAGCTATCATTGTGCAGGCTATGTCACCATTTATTTTGAATCCCATTGCTCGCAACCAACACACATCATAAATTGCATTGTGAAAAACTTTTGTTGATGGTGCTTCAAGTACATCTTTCAACCAAGATAAGACTCTTGATCTATCCATGTTACCACCACCTTCGTGTGCAATTGGAAAGTATCCTTTGTAAAATTTTGTAGCAACAGCGATACCTATAACTTCACCATTACCTATTACAGAACCAGATCCTTTCTTTAATAAGTCTGGATCTTTTGTTTCCAAGTCAATTGCTATTTCATCTACATCACGCAGGTCTGGAAACTCTGTAGGTTTTAACCACTCAGTGGGTGCTTCAAACTTTGGTATTTTCATATAAATATTTTTTCTCCACTATGTTTTCTAATCTTTGTTTGTTACTAAAAGCATACAAAGATGCATCATTATTATACGGAAATATTTCCCATGATATATCTCTGTGTCCTTCCAATGCTAAATAAATTTCTAATATAAATTTATGTTTAGCAATCATAATATGTTTAACTATCCTTGCTTTCCTCGGCATAGTCCCTTTCAATTATCATTTCTATAAAGTGTATTGCTTTCAATAGATCTTGCTTCTTTCCCTTATCACGATGTCTAATTATATATTTTATAGCACATCCTTCCGGGTATAACAACTCATTCTCTACTACAAACTTACTTGGTTGAATTTTATATTTTTGATAGTGATTCCCGCCGTGCTGCTTATCCCAAACTTTCGATGTCATAACCTTGATCCTCCTTTTTTGCTGCCATGATGTATAAGTTTTGTTTTGTTCGTGTCACCCCCACATACCAAACTCTGTGTTCTTCATCTTGTTTATCTAAACTTTTTTCTACTGCATCTCGTATTGTTTTTGTGTTATCTAAAATTAATAATACATTGTCAGCTTCACCACCTTTTGCTGAATGTATTGTAGATAGTTTTACTCTTGGGTCCTTTCTTAATTCTTCTCCATTACTTAACATTTCTCTTATGTATAAACATTCTTCATAGTCTGATTGAAACACATCATACCAAGGTGTATCTTTAATGAAACCAAATTCTGTTAAATCATACATTCTTTCTTCTGTTAGTTCTGTATCTGTACCTGTATATTCAAATATATCTTTTACTTCTGCTAAAGATAATTCATCTCCTTTTTGCCATCTTAAATAATTTAGAATAGTTCTAAACAAAGTTACCTTGTAACTTTTTCTATCTTTGTATTCAAAATAAATACCACGTTCTTTTAGAAATGGTTTGAGTCTATTTAATTTATCGTTGTATCTTGCTAACACTAACCATTTACCTTCATCTATTGGAACATCTTCTAAAGTGTAAACATAGTTTACTGTGCCTTGTTCTTTTCTTGCCTTCCAATTTTTTTGTACTCGTCTACTGATAGGAATTAAATCTAATATCTTGTCTGCTAAACTTTGCACAGATTGTGGAACCCTGTAAGATTGTGGCAAAATTATGTCTTTCTTTGAAACTTCCTGCTGAAATTTTTTTACATCTGCACCTGCCCAACCATAAATTGCTTGATCATCATCACCGGCTAGTATAACATATTTGCTATTTTCCTTAATAATATTGAACATTTTCCACTGTATTGGTGATAAATCTTGAGCTTCATCAATAAATGCTACGTCATATTTAGGACACAATCCTGACACAATAAATTTTTCAATCATGTCTGTAAAATCTACCAAACCATACGATTGTTTATAATTATTTACTTCATCAGATATTATTTTTAATAATCTTTTATCCATATCTTGAGAGTACATATCTGTATTGTATTCATCTTCGATAGAAATATTTTTTATCCTAGCTGCATTAATTAAATTAAAGTATTCACTATCAGAATTTATAAAACCTGTATTCTCTTCACCACCTTTATAGATTGTAACTTCAATACCTAGTTGTCTACCTATATCTTCGTAATGTTCGTCCTGCATAACTTGAGTCTTCTTCATACCTAATTGATTAAATGCTAGTGAGTGAAGTGTTTTAAAATGTTTTAAATCTTTTTTCTGAAAAGCTGTGTGGTAATCTAACATTCTATTTACTGCTTCGTTTGCAGCTTTAGTTGTAAATGCAAAGTATCCTATCTTATCTATAGGTGTACCTAGTTTTAAAAATGTTTTTACATATCTTAATAGTCTAGTTGTTTTCCCTGTTCCCGGAGGCCCGAATAATTTTCTACTAATCATATTATGTCCGTCTTATGTTTTGTAGTCTTGTGATGTATAGGTACTTCTTCAAAAGTTTTTCTATTTATCTGTATGACATTCTTTGTTGATGAATTATATTTACTTTTTTCTTTTGATGGATATCTTTTCTGATCTAAAAATTCTATCTCACAGTCTTGATATGTAACCTGCATCATACGACCTGTTTTATCTTCACTATATTTCCAGTTCTTTGCTTTTAGTTTGTCATAAAATTTATCAAACTTAAAGAAAGCATACTCACCTTCAATTAATACTGAACCAGTTTTAAATGCAGCATCACTTGTAGCTTTAGGTCCATTTATTTTTGCATGTAATACATCATGTAATTTTTCTTTTGGTGATGTACCTACAGGTGGCTGTACTGTTTTCTGTGTCGTGTATAATGCATCCATAACAAATTGTTCTTCTTCACCTTTAATCAAAGGAGGAAAGAATCCTGCAGCTTTTGATATTGCATTTCTTCTTTTACGTTGATCATTTAAATGTTCAACAGTTCTACAATGTACTGTAGCTGTGCTAATACCATCTGGTTTTGTTACATCAAATTCATATTCTGGTTCTGGATCTAGATCTATTTTCTTTAGATTAGTTAAGACAGGATAAGAACCTTTTGTTCCACGTAAGACTCCAAACTTTTTCTTTACACATATACCTTTCTTACAATGTTCGCTTAGTGGACTTTCAGTACAAGTATAACCTTTACTACTTCTATTCCAAGACTTTACTTTTGCATTTAAAAGTTTATCGTCCCACGCATTAGCGTGTTGACCTGAGAAATATTTTACTGGTGCATTCTTTACTTTTTGTTGCCAGTTGTCCGGATACTTCATCTTAACCATGACATGATAGTTGTACATAAACCTATCTTTACCATCAAACTTTTCTTGATTTGCTATTTTAGATATTGCTGCTAGACATGGTGGACCATCTATAAATTCTTCGTCAACACCTTCCATACTCTTGCTTTCGATTCCTTCAGTGATTTCTTTCAGTCTTTCTTTGTTAACCAGGTTTGCACTGATTACTTTTATAAATTGATCCAAGGTGAATTTGGTACCATCAACGTTTAAAGCTTTACGCTCCTCGCCGAAATAAGGTAGATTTATAAATTGTCCTGGTCTTAGTTGTCCTGTCTCACTGTCTTTTGTTAACTGTGTCTGCTTTGGAAAAATTTCACAGTCTGGTTTCAACCCAAACAGAGATAACAGGTTAGATAAAAATGATTTGATTAATGATGCATCTGTAAATTTATCCATAAATAAAAATAAATGCAGACCACCACTTTTAGATTCTACTGGTAATAATGGTAATTCAAATTGTTGTATAACATCTATATAATCTTTCTTATTAAAGTTTGAGTAGTCTTTTGGATCTATATCTATTACTCCAAACTTAACTTCTGAATCTTCTGTACAAGGCTGTATACCAATAGATAGCTTGCCTTCTAAATGTTGTTGATAAATATCTGTTGTAAGTTCTTCAAAGTTCCATCTGTATACAGGTTTCTTTTTACCTGTTTCAGAATCTACTTTGGAATCCTGGTGATTGAAATCTGCTACACCATAAGCATTCCTATACCCATTAAAAAATTCTATGTATCTTTCCATAATAACTGTTTCTGTGGGCCTTCCACTCTCGCTTTAGGCCCACACTGTGCACATATCCCCTAAGGAATTATATAATGCTTTTTTGGTCCTTTGGTTTCTCTTCGCCATGTTTAGCTTTCACAGCACCTTTTGAGATGCTATCGCTAAAACCTTTAGCTTGATCGTAAAGACCTTTGTCAGTTACTGGGCCGACTTTACTAACTTCCCAACCAAACCAAGTGCCTTTATCGTTTGACATTTGGGTAGTCTTTAGTTTGTAAATGTGGCTGAAAGATGCCGGTGTAAACATTCCGTTTGCACCCTTCATTTTAATTCCAGACATCATTGAGTTCCACTTTCTACTAATTTTTAATTGAGTAGATTTCATAGAGATCAACGCTGTCGATGGACTATCTCCCGATACTATAACAAAGTGAGATGCAGTCTTCTCAATATAATTACCATTTGGTAATCTATCTTTGTAGTTTGCATCCGGTGTTGTTTTAGACATGATATCAGATGATGAATCATAGATTGCAATTGGTGCACCTAGACCTTCTCCTCTATCTTTCCATTCAATGTACTCCAACTTATAAAAGCATGGTATTACATTGATACCTTTCACTCCATCATAGAGTTCTCCAGAGACAGAATTGAATATCATTCCTGGCTCTGCACCTTCGACATACTTACCATCACGTTTGTTAACTTCTGGTGAAAGCTGTCCAAGGATTTTTAGAAAAGGTAAGGCTAGATCTTCTTGACCTATTGCGCCTAAACCTTTTGCTGCATCATCTTCAAACATATTTGCTGGAAGACCCGCAGACTTTTTCTCTGTTACTTGGTTCATGTTTATTTACTCCTTGTTACTTTGGTCCTGTTTCCTGCGAACACATTAAATAAGTCAGAAGGCATCTCTTGTCCAGACTCAAGACGCTCTCTGACTAGTGCTTTAAGAGTCATTGGTTCGACCTTTAGTTTCTGGACAGGTTCGTACCCGTGACCCTTTGCAAGGTCTGCATATTCGCTCGCCTTGTTATCTTCGTTACGACCAAAGGAAACTGTAATCTCATTTTTAATAAGATCACCTAGGCCGTTTTCTCGAAGCCATGTATAGGCTGCTTCTTTATTAGCTACTGTAATAGAAGCGCCGTAAACTGGTTTTACTTCAACTGAAGAACCGTCTGCTAGTTTTAATGTAGAGATATTCATCTCTTGCATCATGGTAGGTATTACCTCACCAGAAACTAATTCGACTTTTCTTTTCAGTTCTTTTAATTCTTTTTCTTTATCTACCAACTCGTCCTCTAATTGTTTTAGTTTGACAACTTGATCTGATAATGATTTTGCATCATTTACTGAATTAAGATCTTCTCTTTGATCTTCCTCAAAGTTTATTGATCCACTTCCAGTAAACACTTTTACTTTAACATCACTCATCTATTTTTCCTTTCTCATATAAGTTAATTTTAATAGGATAGTATCTTCTTTCTTGTCTGTCCCATTTGAGTAAATTGTATTTACCATTTGTAATATCAGATACAATAGAACATGCAACACCAATGATAGCAGGATCACCAGTTAACAACAAATAATCATCAGCTTTGAAATCTTTTAAAAGTTTTCTAAGTTTAAAAATTAATGGTCCTGGTGAAAAAATAATTTGAGATAATTCAGGTAATAATGTTTTTATCTCACCATATTGCATTGCACCCGTTATATTTATTTTAGGTGTACCTGCTTGGCTTCCTGGTACTTCTTGTACTACATAAACTATTCTTTCTGACATTGACAAACAATATAAAGATGTTATATACTTTGTCAATAGAAAGAAGAAAAAATATTATGAATTATAAATTTAAAACACAGCCATACGAGCATCAGCTTAAGGCATTAGAAATGTCATGGGAAAGGCCCTACTTTGCATATTTTATGGAGATGGGTACTGGTAAATCTAAAGTATTAATAGATAATATATCTATGCTGTATGATAATGGTAAGATCAATGGTGTTCTAATTGTGGCACCAAAAGGTGTAGTAAAGAATTGGCATGAGGGAGAGATACCCACACATTTAGTGGATCATATAGAACACAAAAATATTTTGTGGCAATCATTAATTAATGTAAAGCAACAAAGAAAATTAGATACCCTGTTTGAAACAGGTGAAGACCTACATATATTAGTTATGAATGTGGAATCTTTGTCTACTAAAAAAGGTGTGGCGTTTGCAGAAAAATTTTTAAACTCACACAGAGCATTAATGGCTATTGATGAGTCTACTACAATAAAAAATCCAGAAGCTAAACGTACAAAAAATATTGTAACACTTGGTAAGCTTGCAACATACAGAAGAATACTTACAGGCTCACCTGTAACTAAATCACCACTAGATCTATATAAACAATGTGAGTTTCTAGAAGATGAACTACTAGGTTTTAATTCTTATTATGCATTTAGAACTAGATATGCTGTTATGAGAACAGCAAACTTTAGTGGTCGATCTGTACAGATCGTTGTAGGTTATAGAAACTTAGATGAACTAGCTGATAAACTAAAAGCATTTTCTTACAGAGTATTAAAAGATGAATGTTTAGATCTTCCAAAGAAAACATTTATGAAAAGAGAAGTAATGTTGACGCCAGAGCAAACTAAAGCTTATCTACAAATGCAGAAGCTAGCTCATGCTCAAATGAATGGTAAGCTAATGTCTACAGCCACCGTATTGACTCAGCTAATGAGACTACAACAGATAACTTGTGGCCATTTTACAGCTGATGATGGTACGATACAAGAAATGCCAAACAATAGAATAGGTGAGTTAATAGATGTACTAGATGAAGTTGAAGGTAAGGTAGTTATTTGGGCCCAGTTTCAAAGAGATGTTCACAACATCTTAAAAGCATTATCTAAAGAATATGGTGAAGGAACTTTTGTAGATTACTATGGTCTTACACCACAAGAAGATAGACAAAACAATATACAAAAATTCCAGGACCCCGATTCCGGAGTCCGGTTCTTTGTAGGAACGACCCAAACTGGTGGTTATGGTATTACACTTACAGCCGCTAGCACAATGATATATTATTCTAATGGTTATGATTTAGAAAAACGACAACAATCAGAAGCTAGAATAGATCGTATAGGTCAGACAAAACCAATGACTTACATTGACATTATATGTGAGAATACTGTAGATACGCGAATAGTGAAAGCACTACGTAAGAAAGTAGACATAGCCACACAGATAATGGGAGAGGATTTAAAAGAATGGATTTAAGACCCGGTGTCGTAATTAGAATGGGACTATGGATTAGTCTTGTAGCCTGTATACTTTGGTATTTTTAAACTAGATCTTTTGCTTTTCCAAGAACAGGTTTATATTTAGTCTTACCTTCTGATTTGTAAGCCCAAAGATATGATGCTCTAGGTTTATCTGCAATCCAGCTACAATGTATCCATCCCGAATTGGGTTCGCCAGGAGTGTAGAACTCAAGGATGAGCTGATCATACGGAAGTTCTCTATGAATCCAATCTGCAAGCTCTGCATTGTCTACGCCTGGACATTCGAAATCTGCCGCCTCAGCTTTTGCATGCTGCGAATTAACCGAGCTGCCGATTGCAACACACAACTCTGGGCTACGAAATCCGCTCGTCACCTTAACTCTACCGAAGTGGTCACGTACTGGTTGTAAAATATTTTCACAAAGTAATTTTAAATTTTCTATTTGACCAGCATTAGGATTGTTGTTAATCCCACGCCTGATAGCTGTGTCTGATTTAATAAGCTCTAAAAGGCTAAAGTTACGTGTAAGTTCCATTATAGTTTTCCTTGTAGTTCTTTTAAATATTTTTCGTTTTCTTCTAGTTCAATTTGTTCTGGAGTTTTTTTAATTTTATTTAACACATAGTATACAGCAAGAGCTCCTATACATATACACCCCATGCCATAAAAAAACATTCCTATGCCAAAACTAGCTGTCATTATTTCATATAGTTCATGATTAAAGCTAGGATAACTGACCCCATTCCTCCTACAATCATGTATTCTATTCTTCTAATACGTTCTTTCATTTCTTTTATTTGTTCGAACGTTTGCTTCTGCATTATTCTGCAAAGCTTTTCATGAGATTCTATTTTTTCTAATGCCGATTTTCTAGCCATAATTATCCTGTTGGAAATAGTATTCTTAATTTTTGTTCTGTTGTCAAGCTATTAAGTGAGTTTCCAGAGTTAACATTATTGACATTACTAACAATATTTGAATCAATACTAGGTAAATTAAGTGATGTTGGCGTCGCAGGTGTGTCTTGAAAGATAGGTAATAATGGATTTTCTATCAAAGGAAACTCAGGTTCTAATAAAGAAGTTGTTCGTAACTGTTGTTGTATTTGACCCAATGCATCCCCTGCAGCAAGTAAAGGATTAGACTCACCTATCTTTGCAGCATTTTCTGCAAACGCTTGTCGTATTTCTGGTGAAATATTAATTGGTCTAAACACATTATTATCTATAGATGCAATTTCTACATTAGAAAGTCTATCAGTAGAATTTCTTAAACCACTTTGTGTAATACCTAGTATTCTTGCTGCGTCTACATCTAATTTAAAATTTTTTCTAACATTAAACAATGCTCTGTTTGCATTAATGTATGCATCTACAATTTCATTTGGTTCTACTGGTCCACCTTTTAAAGCTTCTCTAGTAAACAATTGTCTAGATTCCCTTACACCTCTTTGATAGTTTGCAACTTTATATTTTAAAGTTCTATCTGGATTTACTTTTACAGACCTAAAACCAAACAAACCTGCAAACTCATCACCAAACTCATATGCTTGTCCATATTTATCAAACTTACCTTTTTGTAATACATCAACAGATTCTATAGATTGATCTAGTCTTTTTAATTGGTTAAGTGAAAACGGCATTTGTGCTTCTACTAAGTGAGCCATAATTTTATATGACTTATCACCTGCAGTATCTTGTGGATTAAATACCTGGAAACCATCTCTAGTTCTACCACCTCTAGCTATAATATCTGTTACAGCTTCAGTCCAAATAGATTCTGATATAAAAGGCTGAGCAAATTCTCTCATTGATGTAAACATACCACCAATAAAATCATTCATGATTCCATCTTCATCTGTTCTACCATCAGCTACTGAGTTTAGTACAGTTTGAATAGGTCTAGATAACGTGTCGTAAGCATTAGCGTGACTAAAATCTACGTATTTAAAATTACCTTCTTCGTCTTTTATTGGCAGTAGTGTTGAGTTTTTAGACCAGTCAGCTACATATCTTCTAAGAGCTTCTCTCTCATCATCTGTTACATTATAGATTGCAGCAAATGCTTCTGCTGTTGCAGCTGGTACAGCTAGTGTAGTTGCACCCATACCAAATAATCTAGTGTATCCAATACTTTCAAATGGTTTTACTTTTGTGCCATCAGGTAAAATTATTTCTTCGTTTATTTCTCTAAGACCACGTCTTATAATATTAGTTCCTGTTCTAGCTATCTCTGCAGGAAACGATACGAAGTTACCAATAGGTAATTTTCTTAAACCTTTTACAAAATCAGAAACATAATCATAGTTTGGTATATTATTTCTAACTATATCTGCAGCTTCTCTTTTTAAAAAGTTATCATCAAAAACTGTTTCAACACCATTTCTTGTAAACGTTTGTCCTTTGACTAAACCTTTTGCTGAAAGATTTTTTTCTATTCTAGATTTTTCCATAGCCCATGATGCTATCTTCCAAAAGTCATCTTCAGCTGTATATAAATCTTGTGATACTTGTTTTAGTTTTGATAATGGTTTTAACAACATTCTAAAACCTTTGTCTGCTGTCATTGTTTCACCAAAGTTTACATCCTCTAATAGTCTTGTTAAGTCCCCTAGTCTTACGTTAGAGTTTACAACACCTAGTTCTAATAGTTCTTCATACAAATCATTTTGTTGTCTTGTACCTTTTAGTGGTGTTTGTAATGCTTGGTATGCTTGTTTAATAGCTTGACCATCAGGTATGATACCATTTGCTGTAGCAAAGAAACTAGCACTAACAAAGTTTCTCATATGTGTTACCGGTGATAAAATTGTTTTAGCTACTTGTGATAAACCTTTTGGATATAAAACTAAACTTTCATACAACTTACCTAACATAGTAGGATCTGCTTGTTGTAGTCCTGTATCTTTTAAGGCTTTTGCAACACCGGGTCTTGCAAAAAATTGTCCTTCAGAGAAAGGATTTGTTGCACCTGTAGCAACATTAGCTTTATCTATAACTTCTTTTTTAACACCCTTACCTGCGTCGATAGTTAATCTTTTTGCAGGATCGATTACTTCAACAGGTACAAAGTCTGTACCAAATAATTCTCTAGCTTCATCTTCGCTTTTAGCTAAGAAAGGTTTTACATTACTTTGTCCTGATCTAAATGCTGTAGCTACCTCATCATTCTTTGTCATTAAGTCTTTAAAAAACATATTACGTCTTGTAAGCATGGATAGTTTTGCAGTAGCACCTATGATTGTTTGCATTGGGTTTCTTTGTTTACCAAATAATTCTTCGAAGACTTCTCTATCTGCTTTTGATTTTATTTCACCGATAGATACTAGTGGTGTTGCAGTTCTTCTTTTTAATGTTTCATCTAATACAGTTCTGTTTACAAAAAATTCTGGTACCTGAAAGATTACATCTGAAGGTTTATCTAATCTAAAACCTTTGGGTAGATTAGGATTTTTTAATGTATTAGCTACAATTTCTTCTGCTTGTAGATCCGTTATAGGTTTGCCTGCTTCATCAGCACTTTTCATAAATACAGCTTTGGCTCTTTCAATTGCTTCTCTTGTAGGGGTGTATGCAAAGAAAGGTATAATGCTTTTATTTTGAAATACATCATACGTTGCACCAATGTAGTTTTTAAATTTATTACCAAATAATTTTTTAAATTCTGCTATTTCATTTTTACCTAGTGTTCTTCCTAAATTAGAAAACAAATCAGCCCATCTATCTCTGATAGTTGTCAAGCTTCCAAAGACAGTTCCAATAGTATCGTCATCAACTTTTAAAGCTTTTAGTTTTTTAAGTAAGGCTTCTTTTTTTGTTTGATCTAGTGCACCAAATTTTGCAACACCAAGATCATCTATCTTTGCTTCTCCTGATAACAATAAATCATTGATATCTTTTAATAATTCATCTCTATTTTTTTGATTAGTTCTGTTGGCTATGTTTCTAAACGGAGGAAATATTTTATCTATAGATAAATCTAATTCTCTAGATATATTTTTTGCTGCTATGGCATCAGAAGATCTCTGACCAATATTAGTTCTTTCAATATCAAAAAACTCTTGAGTCTTACCACTTCGTGCCCTGAACCCTGATGCAATTTTATCGATCCATCTATCAATCTTATCGTTAGAATCCGTTATACTTTTATTTCTATTCGTTAATCTTTTAATTACTTTACCGGTACCACCAATTAGACCTGTAAATAAAGCACCTTCTGTACCAAACTTAACTCTGTTAATTAAATCTTTTACCGGATCACCGTCAGACTCTCTGTCTATTTCTGTAGGCCCACCAATTAAATCACCAAACGTACCAATTTTTTCTACGTCACCAACAAATACTGCTTCACCAACACCACCCCCTAATGCACCGCCGATAAATCTATTTGTTTTACCTCTAGTATTTAATTTTAAAACATCGTCACCAAGTTTTTTTACCTGACTTGTAGGTTTAAAATACCTCATGTTCTTTGATGCTTTCATTGCATCTGCTGCAATTTTAGATCCTATTTTAAAACCTGCAGCTCCAGGTATACCAATGTTAACTAACGCTTCTGTTATTTGACCAGCAGTTGTTGCCTCTGCTTTTTCGTCTAGTGTTGTAAGATCATCAAAGAATGCTTCTACTCTAGCTGCTCTGTTTTGATCTACACCTAAATCTAAAAGTGTTGCACCTAATGAAAAGAAACCTTTGGGTATTGCAAGAAGACCTGATCCGATACCGGCTAGTACAGATTCTATTGTACCTACTTTATTATTGTCGTCATTTGCTGACGCCATTTCTAGTTCTCTTAGAGTAGCCATAAGTTAGTCCTAACCTATTATTTCGTCTAGATCTACAAATGCGATTTGATTGCCTTTTTTCTCTACGGCTCTTTTGTTTACAACATAGATACCATCATCTAGACCAGAATATTTTTCTTGGAAGTAATCTATTTCGTCTTTACCTTTGTTGTTTTCGTTTCTTTCCCATTTCTGAAACTTGTCATCAGGTAGTGTAAGTGCATCAGTACCTTTAGATCTAATAAACTCTGTAACAATATCACTTGTTACTGTACCTGCACCAGATTTAGCAGAGGTTGCTGCTATCATATCAGCTACGGAAGTACCTTCTAAATCTTTTTTTAATTTTTTACCTTGTAATAATCTTAATTCATTAAGTACAGCATTAGCTGGATCAGATTGTTTAATATCTTTTTCAATCTCACCTTTAAGTATTGCAGCGTTAATCTGTTTTTTGAGATCAGCTGATGAATCTAAGTTTTTAGATATAGCTGATATAATTCTATTTTGTAGATTACCTGATCGAATAGATCCTTTAAGATCTCCACCTTCTTCAGAAACAATTTTACTTGCATCAATCAATGAATCGTAAGCTGCTTTCTTATTCATCTTATCAATACCCATTAACTTGTAGTATTTTTCTCTTGTTTCATTTATTCTGTCTTCATTAATTTTAGCTTTTTCTGCTTCAGTTTTTGGAGTTTCAACTGTGCCTGTTCCCTCATTAGGAACTGTTGTAATTTTATCTGTTCTCTCTAGTTTTGTATCTCCGCCTGTTA